CAGGAACCAGCGGAATCAACGGAACTAGTGGATCTTCAGGAACCAGCGGAATCAACGGAACAAGTGGATCTTCTGGTATTAACGGAACAAGTGGATCTTCTGGTATCAACGGAACAAGTGGATCTTCTGGTATTAACGGAACAAGTGGATCTTCTGGTATTAACGGAACAAGTGGATCTTCTGGTATCAACGGAACAAGTGGATCTTCTGGTATCAACGGAACAAGTGGATCTTCTGGAACAAGCGTAGCTGTTTCTGGTACAAATAATACAATAGTTAAATTTACATCAGCTTCAACCATTGGAAATAGTGGCGCTACAGATGATGGTACGTATTTTATAATTGATAGAGCTGTTATAAGTTCTAGCGCTGTAGGCGGATTGTTTATTAGATCTAGAGCAACTTCTGCCGATAGATGGGGTTGGTATGCAGCTACAGATGATCTTTTATTATATGACGCTGTTAATGCGACAACCGCCATGACTGTTTCACGTAACAGCACGAATCGTGAATTTGGTTTGAACGGTTCTCATACAGCAAGTAGAACTTTCACTATAAATAGCGTCAGTACTACAGGTAGACCAGCAATTAAAATTGTAAACGCTAATGCCACTATAACTAATAGTTCTGCGGGTAAAACTCTTGCAGGTTGGTTGCCCATAGATATTGATGGAACTACTTATACAATGCCTTTCTATACAGGTTAAAAATGAATATTATATATACAATAGCAAGATACGAATTAATAAGTGCTGATACTTTTTTAGTAGCATTTAATATAAAAGATGAATCTAATTCTTCTTTTTATATTGAATCTCCTTTATTGTTGTCGCAAACGTCAGGGAAAACTCCAACTGAAATTTGTCAATTAGCTTATGATAATGTTAAGATAAAAATAGAAGAAATTCTTAATAGATTACAGCAGCAAAAAACTAGCAAAGTTGGTTTTCAATTTATACCAGAATAATGAAGCCTTTAATTTGTAGAGTACCATCTAATTCTATATCAGGATATAAGAAATTAATACATAAAACATTATCAATTCTTGTTGATAATTTTGATTTAATTTTAGTTCCTTTAGATGGAGTTTCTTTAGATTCTGATTATAAATATGGAAAAATAAATAAAAGCAACTTTAAACATCCTGAAATAATAATTTCTCCATTAACTTTAGATAGATATTCATCGTTAGCTAACGTTTTGCCAGATAAAGATAATATTTCTTTTTTAACTATGTGGGAATCAACTTTGCTGCCTCGTTTTGCAGTCGAAGAATTAAATTTATTTGCTGGAAAAGTATTTGTTCCTTCTATGTGGACAGAAGAAACGTTTAACGTAAGCGGAGTTAAAAATGTTCAATACTTACCGTTGTTTGTCGATGATGTAACTTTTAAATACAAAGAAAAAATAAATTTAGACAAGTTTACTTTTACCGCTGGAGCTTGCAGCGCAACTTCCACTGGAAATAGTAAAAGAAAAAACTTTGATATAATTTTAAATGCGTTTCGAAAAGCTTTTAAAGGAATCAAAGACGTTGAATTAAAGTTTAAAATATCTAACTGCGATAAACCAAAGCTTTCTAATATTTTAGACGATAGAATTTCTTTTAATTATAATTATTTGACTGATGTTGAAGTTAGTGATTATTTAAGTCAATCAGACGTTTTTGTAACTAGCGCAAAAGCTGAAGGTTGGGGATTTTTTCAAATAGAAAGTTTAGCTATTGGTAGGCCAGTAATAACTCCGAATTATGGAGGAGTCAAAGATTTTTGCAATAATGATAATTCGTTTTTTGTAGATTTCTCTGAAGAGTTAGCGTGTGAAGGGTGGGGTAAAAATGGGGGTTATTGGGCAGAAATAAAAGAACAATCTTTAATTGATCAAATGAGATTATGTTATGAAAATAAAGATTCTATAAGACATAACTGGAAAAACTATTCCAACAGCGTTGTTCCAAAATTTTCTATTGAAAATTACAAAACAAATTTGATAAATCAATTAAATTTATTATGAAAGTCCTTATATCTTCTTTCATGACTCCTCAAGCTAGTCATAGATATAATTTTTTTCCAAGAGTTATAGGGAATTTCAATTATTTTGTGGCTTCTGATTTATGTGAAAATTTTCCTTTTGATTTTAACATAGCAGCATTGAAAAATAAATGTATTAAAGCGGCGAGAATAACTAAACCTGACTGGCTTGTTTTGTTGTCTGGAATAGACGCAAGTATTCAAAAACTGCCAGACTTCAAAACTTTAAATGAAAATATATTATATTTAGGAAAGAAAATAGATGTGGCCGGTATTCCAGAAGGGTGTTCTCATTGGATAATGTCAAAAAAAATATACATGAATCATTGTTTAGATGAATCGTTTTCTTGTTATGGTTGGGATGATTTTGATTTTGTTCATAATGAATGTAAAGATATTGAAAAACAAAATTTAGATAGTTTATTGGCTTTAGATTTGCCGCCAGAAGATCCGCCTTTAATTTTAAGATATCAATATTGTAAAGAAATTTTTGAACAAAATAAAATAAATTTTTTTAAAAAATATAAAGATCTTCATGGGAAAGAATTTATTTTTTAATTAACTGTGTAATATTTTATATGCCAATTACTAGAAACAGAGTTATATATGCTGGAACAGATGTTTTAGTTTCTGATTCGCCGTCATGGACTGGGCAAACAGGTATTGCATCTTTAAAATTATTAAAAAGAGTTCAATCAAGCAGCATATCTGTATCTAATCCAATTACTCGTCCAAAACAAATCGGCAGTTCTGATTTTGCATTTGAAAAATACATAACTATTCCAGAAATATCTGTAGATTTAAAATACCTTGTTTCTGACAACTCTAATGAGTTAATTTTAGGATTGAACGCTACTGGTAATGAATCGTTCTTAAAGAACATGGCTGTTTCTGGTCAAGATAAGAATTTGTTCTTTATATTAACAGATACTAACGCTCAAGATGCCGACAGTTTAACTAATATGGTTGGCAATGATGTTTTTGCAGTAGGTAATACTTTTTTAACTAACTATTCTATATCTGCTGAAGTTGGATCTGTTCCAACTGTTTCTACTTCTTTCTCTTGCTTAAACATGACGTTTCAAACTTATAATGGAACTGGAGCGAACGGAAGTGAGGTTCCGGCAATCAATTTAACAAATGGAATAAAATCAACAGAAAAATATTTGCTTACCGGAGCCAACATGTCTTCATTAAATTACCTATCAAATCAAGCTAATAGACCGTATGCTATTAGACCTGGAGATATAGTTCTGCAATTACCGCAAACGTTTATGGGTGGTGTCAGGTATTCTGGAGATGTGCCAGCTACAATATCTTCTTTAGAGATTAGCGTTCCAATTGAAAGAAAAGATTTATTAGGTTTTGGCAGTAATTATCCATACGACAAAAGAATCATGTATCCATTAATTGGTACAGTAAATTTTAATGGAACTTTTGATGAACCAGTAACAGGTGATTTTAGTAATATTTTTAATAACGATACCGCTTACGATTTAACTTTTAATTTAAAAAACTATGATGGCGCAACTGGTTTAAGGGTGGAAATTTTAAATGCAAGAATAGACAATCAATCTTTTGATTTATCAATAGGAGATAATATGAATTTTCAATCTAGTTTTTCATTTAAGATCTTTGAAGCAGATGGAATGAGAATAAGTGGTGCGGCAAGGTTAATTTAAAATTCAATTGTTGCGTTTTTTGTTTCTATCTTTTTGGGCGTGTCTTTTAAATGCTTTTTTCCATTTGTTTTCTTTTTATAATCATTAAAATATTTGCGCTTTAATGGATCTTCGCCGCCAGCCAAAGCCGCTCTTCTATCAGAAAGTTCTGAAGAGTAATCAAGAAGATCGCCGTATTTTCCTGACATATTTCCTGTTTTATTTACAAATGCTTTATTATCAAATGGATCGACAATTTTAGCGTCTCCTAAATTTACTTGCGGTACATCGTAAATACGTTCCCAGAAATTGTCATTACCGCTTTCACCGCGATATGGCTTATAATCTTTCATAGACATAACTATATCTACGATTTTGCCAGTCTTTTTATTTTTGAATTGATAAACCATATCTATTATATGATATGTAGAAAAAATTAAAGCGCGACTTTCGCCGCGCTTTGTTTGTTTATTCTATTTCTATTTGTTTTTCTACTTTTTTAATTTGTGGAACAACAATGGTTAAAAGGCCGTTTTTCATTTTCGCTTTCGGATTATCAAAATCATATTTTGATCTTAGAAGATAATCTTCATAGCTAATTCTATACTTGTTATCATTAACGTTGATTGCTATAGAATAATCTTCCTTAAAGATTTTTACATCTTCTTTAGATTTTCCAGCGAGTTCGACGTTGAATGTTAAACCGTCTTCTGTTACTTGATATTTATATACTAGTTTATTATACATAGTTATTTATGCTGTAGCAAGAATCGTGCCAACTTTTTGTGGCGTTTAAAGCGCCATTAAAGACGCTTTAGAGCGTTTATGACACATAACGCGTCACATCTGGCTACTTATGGCACACAGTATTGTCTCAACTGTTTTTTCGTAAGTAAATTGTTTTTGAAGTTTTAATCCTTCTGGATTTGGTGTTTTTGCATAAGATAAAGACTTTAGAATAGCATTATCCATTTCTTGATCAGAAATATCAAAGAATTGTCCTTGATTAAAGGACTGCCCTTTCTTAAAGAAGACATCATCATAACAATCCTTTAGAGAAGAAGGTTCTATTAGGATGCTATTATCCTTGGTCGCCCAGTCTTTATGCGCTGTTGCGTTTATAACGACACTCCATTTGCCAAGTGCGGTTGCGTTGAACGATGGAAGATTCCACCCTTCCGCTCCGCTCAGTCCCCCAAGATCAATATCAATACTATTTAAGTAATCGTTAACTTCGCTGTTGGTTTGCATATATGGGATGAAGTTTAAATTATTGTATTGTTTTCCTTCTAAAACTTTTAATAGTTCGTTTTGGAATCTGGCTTTATCGAGGAAAGGATTGGTGATCGCGCAGCTAAGTTGGTATTCTGGCTTATTACCAAAAAGCTTAAGCCAAGACTTGATGATGCGAGCGGTATTTTTTCTATTTTCAAACTTCCCTAGAATTCCGAAATGAATTTTATCTTGTAAATAAGTTTTATTGGTTATTTGAAAGTCGTTGTCAAAACCTAGTGGCACATGAGTTACATTGTCTAATCCGTTAAGATTGAAAATGTTTTTGGTATAATTAGAACTTGCAAATATTCTGTCTTGCAAACTTAAAAGATTTTTTTCTATATTTGTAACTTCGGACACTTCGTGAAAAGTAAACAAAGATTGATTCTTTGAATATCTAGTTTCGCTGCCAAAAATATGCCACAATTTTAAAGAAGGAATATCTTTTGAAATTTTACTGTACCTATCGTTTGTGGCTGCTTGTAAATATTTTACAAAATCAGGTTCGATCTTATCATAAGCTTCCATTTCGGCTTTATCGCCAATAGGAAAAAATATTAAATCAATATTTTTCTTAAACAATTCTCTAAGAATGTTTACAGATACGTTGCCAAAAGATAGTGCGTTAATTGGAGCGTTGACTAATAATTTCATATTTGGATCTTATGTTTTTAGAAATGGAATTTAAAGCTGCGTTGTGTATATTTATGCATCCTTGAATGCTTAAATTCATTGTTTTACTTATCTTCCTCCAAGGAATAAGTTTTTTGTTGCCAGAATAACGCATTGAAAAGATTTTTTGTATTCGCTTGTCTGGATGTTTAGATATGTGTTCGTTGAAATCTTTCAATATTTGATCTTGAAGGTTTATAGAAGTTTGTTCGTACTCATCTTTTATGCATTCAAAATCGTAAGTGTTGTCGTTTAATTCTACATATTTTTTATTCTTATTGGAAGCGTTTAGACATATCCATTTAGCTTCATTTCCGAGAAATGTAGAAAACTTAGTGCCGCGATTCTCGTCGTACTTGAGAACGGAATTATAAATCGCATATTCTTTGTCGTTTATTATTTCATGCCTCAATGAATCGTTGTTACAGTTCTTGAGAAAAGAATTTACTATGTCCAAGTAAATTCCCGAATGCCTGTCTATAAGTTCTTGTAGACATTCATTTATTTTATTCTTGTTTTTAATGCTGTTGATTAAATCTAAATCACTTAAAGTCTCCATATGTTGACCATCCTTTCTGATAGAATAACTTGCTTAGATGATAATTGCAAGTTTCTTTTTCATCGGTGAACGTTTTCCACTTGATTGCATAGTCTGAATTTCGTTTTACAATCGGATCGTTTAATCTTTCTTGAAAATTAGAAGGTTTTTGACCCATTCTGCTAAGATGAATCATGAAACCGCCGTTTTCTTTTATCCATTTAGACTCGTTTTCGTATCGAACGTCTGTGATAACGACTATGATCTTATTGTTTATAGAAGATTTTATCTGCTTTTCGACTTTCTTTATCCAATAATCAGAATCAATTTTTCTGCAAACATCGGTTCCCCAACAAACAAGGATTGGTCTAATAAGATCTTTTTCAGAATTAATTTCTGTAAAAGCTGAAACATTAAGCTTCTCTTTTAAGAAGGGGTCTAGGTCTCTTTTCAATTCCATAGCGAAAGAGATATTCATCGCTGGGAATCCAGATTTATTAAGTTTGCTTATGAGGTGTTTTCCAAGCGTGTCTTTGCCGCATCTTGCTACGCCAGCGATACCAAATATTAAAGGTAATTCTTTTGAAATCATTTTTTTTCTTCTTCGTATTATAAATTTATGAGTCTTGTTCATTTCTCTTAGGTTTCGCTCTTTAGGTTTCGCTCTTTAGGTTTCGCTCTTTAGGTTAACCTAACTTTTTATTAAGATATTATTTAAGATTTTATGTAAGATCTTCTTAAGATTAATTAAACTCTTTCGCTTCGCTTCAGAGTTTAATGAGAATTTTCTCCTTTGTCAAGGAAAAAATCTCTCAAAGATTCCAAATCTTTTGCCAATTTAAAATAGCCAAGGTCATTTAAAATAGACGAAGTTTGAAAAATGGACGTTTCTATTTCATGATTATTTATTAAATCAACGCTGATCAAGAAAGAAAGATTGGTTTTTACCCCAAGTTTGTTTAATATGTTTTTTAAACCATTTGTAGCGGCTTCTTCGAATGAATTCGCTAAAACCATGCACTCTATATCAGCGCATATTACCAAGTAAAAATTGTCTTGAAATCCTAAAGCCCTAATCATAAGATTACTATATTCTTTAAATGATAAATGTCAACCAAAAAATATTATGGTTAGCTGACTTTGATTTAGATAGATCTCCAGGCGGCGCACAAAGAAGCGATAAGATAATCATAGATCAAGGTAAGTTGCTTGGTTTTAACGTTCTGAAAACAAACCATGAAACTTTTGGAAAGCATATCAATATTCATGATTATGATGTACTGGTTACGTCAAACGTTTGCGCTGTCTTGCAAAAGCATCCTTGGGTTTTAGATGAGATAACCAAGCACAAATACCATGTTAGAATTGAACACGATTCAAACGATTATTTAAGCCAAGAAAACAGAGTGAAACTATTTTCGTTCTGTAAAAAGACGTTTTTCTTAACTGATTATCATTTTTGGTTTTTTAAACAATTGTACGGAGATATTTTCAAGAACGTGGAAATTGTTCCAGATCCAATTGAAACAGATAAGTTTTATGATTATAACCAGCAACGCGAAGATAAGATTTTGTATGTTGGGTATATGCACCCATTGAAGGGAACAAGCAACTTCTTTGAACTGGCTTTAAGAGATCCAGATAAGAAATACGCTATCGCCGGGTGGAGCGATTATCAAACTTATAATTTTCTAAGTACTAATGTTCCAAACATTGAATATCTTGGTCTTATTAAATACGAACAAATGCCCGAAGTTTATAATAAATACAAATCTCTTTATTATGAACCAAATTTAAGAGAACCTTTCTGTAGATCAGTTGCTGAAGCAATTATTTGTGGAATGTTAATTTTAACTTCTAAACAATCTCAGATAGGATGTATTCATGACATAGAAAAATATGGCACAGAAAAGTTTAAAGATAATTGTAAAAACGCTTCGGTTGATTTTTGGAACAAAATATGAACAATCCATTTGATTTTTTTGAAAAAATATATTGCATTAATTTAGACCACAGAACAGACAGATGGGCAAAGTGTCAAGAAAAATTTAAAAAATTAGGAATTTTAAATAAAGTCGAAAGATTCTCGGCTTTTAAACTAAAACACGAAAACATTGAATTTAAAAAATTGCTAGGACAAGCAGGATGCACGTTATCTCATATGACTATACTAAAGAAAGCTTTAGATAATAATTATTCTAATTATTTAGTTTTAGAAGATGATTTTGAAATAAATGACGCACAAATAGACGTTTTATCAAATTTAAAAAACAGTTTGGCAGAACTTCCATCTGATTGGGACGTCTTATATTTAGGAGGAAACCTGACTGATGTATACGGTAAAGCTCCAATAGAAAAATATTCAAAATCTCTATATCAAGTTAAGTCATGTCATACTACACACGCAATAGCTTTCAATCGAAGCGGAATGCAAAAAACAGCTCAAAAAATAGGTTATGTAGATAATATCGTACAATGGATTATTAAAAAAGGAACTATCGATGTATTTTTAAATCAAGAAGTCCTTTATTTCAGTAACGCTTTTATAATAAATCCTCTTTTAATTCTTCAGCAAGAAGATTTTTCCGACATTGAACAAAATACATATAATTATAAAAATTGGATGTTAAATAACTATAATCATTTTGCTGAGTCGATATTTAAAGATGATTTAGTTACAGCGGTATTTACTTCATGCGCAAGATTCGATTTGCTTGAAAAAACTATTAATTCATTTGTAAAAAATAACACTTATCCAATAGAAAAATATATCATAATTGAAAATTCTGGAAGAAAAAATACAGAAGAAAATTTAAAAAAAATAACAAAAAATTTAAAAAATTGTCAAATCATAATAAATGAAGAAAATATAGGTCAAGTTGCCAGCATAGATAAAGCCTATTCTTTTGTAGAAACTGAATATATTTTTCATTGCGAAGATGATTGGGAATTTTTCGATAAAGGATTTATTCAAAAATCTATAGATTTATTAAAATTTGATAAAAGAATAATAAACGTTAATTTAAGAGTAAGATTCGATGGAGAAAAAGGAAGTATGCATCCAGTTTCAAACACTCTAAAAACAAATAAAGAAAATTTTTATCACGAATATATTCCCGGTTATCTTGGTGTGTGGCATGGATTTTCTTGGAATCCCGGCTTAAGAAAATTATCTGATTATAATGAAATAAAACCTTATAAACAGTATAATGAAGAAAGCGGAGTTGGAAATAAATATTTTTCTTCTGGAAAAATTTCAGCATGTTTAAAGAATAGCTATTGTAAACACATCGGTACAAATAGCAGCACTGAAAAAAGCAATCAATAAAATGAAAAAGATATTAATTACAGGAGGCAGCGGATTTTTAGGAAGAAATCTCGCGCAATCACTAAAATCAAACTATAAAGTATATCTTGGTTCGCGAAATAATAAAAATAATTTTTATGCAAGTAAAATAACTGATTGCGAAAGCTTACCACTAGATGTATCAAATATAAATTCAGTAAGAGATGTTATTAATACTGTAAAACCAGATATTATTATTCATGCTGCTGCAACTAAATTTGTTGATCTATCTGAAAAATATCCAATGGAAACGATAGATGTAAACGTGGTTGGATCTCAAAATATAGCCAGAGTGGCAATAGAGTGTGGCGTAGAATATGTAATTGGAATTTCTACTGATAAAGCTGCACCTCCAATTAGAAATATCTATGGAATATCTAAAGCAACTATGGAAAAAATGTTCTGTTTAATGAACGGAAAAACCAATACTAAATTTGCATGCGTTAGATATGGAAATGTTGCATGGTCAACTGGATCTGTTCTTCCTCTATGGAAAAAAATGTGGGAAGACACTAAAATTTTAAAGACTACAGGACCAGAGATGAGAAGATTCTTTTTTACAATTGATGAAGCTGTAAATCTTGTTATTAATGCTATTAATTTAAAAGAAACTATTGCAGGTAAAATATTATCTAGAGAAATGAAGTCAGCCCAAATGGAAGACATATTAAAATGTTGGGTTAAAACGTTTGGTGGAACTTATGAAAAAATAGAAGGTAGACCTGGAGATAGACTTGACGAATATCTAATGGGAGAAGCTGAATTACCTTTTTGCGAGGAATTGGCAATTGATAATGTTAAACATTTCGTTATATCACCAAATGAAAAATCTAAAAATCCATTAACAAATACACTTCACTCTGGAAATGCAATTCGATTAACCGAAGAAGAAATTATTAAACTGCTAAACGCGCATTCTGATTCAATTTAATCATGTTTGATACGGCTATAATAATGGCAGGAGGCAAAGGAGCTAGAATGTTTCCTGTTTCTGATTATGTACCCAAGCCGCTCGTTAAAGTAAAAAACAAAACATTAATCGATCATTGCATAGATAATTTAAAAGAAAATGGCATAAACAATATTTATGTAACATATAACTATAAATCAGAATTATTAACTTCTCATATTGAAAAAAAAGTTAGCGGCCTAATAAACACAATAAGTCAAGACAATTCTTATTTTTTATTTAATACCGTAATTAAATATATAAATAAACCTGTAATTATCATGCCTTGTGATATCATTATGTCTTTTAATTTTAAACAATTGAATAAAGAATATATTTCTGAAGAAGACTCTTATATTTTACCAGTAAAATATAAAAAAGGAATGAATCCTGATTTTATTAAATGCAAAGATAAACAATTAAAATATAAAGTCACTTCTATAGGCAGAGGGTCTTCATATAAAGGATGCAGTATATGCGCGAGCGGTCTACAAGCGTTAACTCCATCTATAGTAAATAAAATTATATCTCCATGCGACAATTGGATTGATGTTTGGAAACAATTAATAAATAAAGAAAGATTACAAATTTTCCCATCTTTTGCTGCTAATTGGGAAACGTATGATCGACTTGAACAAATACTAACAACTGAAAAATAAAAAATGCTTCCTAAAATTTCTATAATCGATAATTTATTTTCACACGCCTATTCATCAAGCAATTGGTTTAAACCAACGTTTTTCGAATGGGATTTCAAAAATATTGATGGTAATATTCTTTTTTTTACCGATAATAATTTACATAAAGTTGATTCATATTCTAATATAAAAAAATACGCATGGCTAGTTGAGTCGCCAGCAGTTACTCCGCAAGCATACAGTTATATTTATGAAAATTGGAATAAGTTTGACAAAATTTTTACTCATTCAAACAGGATTTTAGAAAGACCTAATGCACATCTTCTCCCAATCGGAGGTTGCCACATAAATGAAAACGATATATCATACGAACACGAAAAAAATAAATTAGTATCTATGATGTATTCTTTCAAACGATTTGCTCCTGGACATAATATTCGTTTTCAAATAGCAAACACCTTATCCGATTTTGTCAACGTAATGGGAAGCGGACAAAACGGTATTCATGTTCCAAAAATAGAATCCTGTAAAAATTTTAAATACTCTATTGTAATTGAAAACTGTAAAGAAGATTGTTATTTTACAGAAAAAATTATAGATTGTTTTCTTACTGGAGTTATTCCAATTTATTGGGGATGCCCATCAATCGGTAATTTCTTTGATAAGAATGGGTTTTTTACATTTAATACTTTAGAAGAAGTTAGAGAAATAGTAGAAAACAAAAATTTTTTATTAGATTTTTATACAAAAAATAAAAACATTATAATACAAAACTTCCATTTAGCTTTGCAGTATAAAGTTGCAGAAGACTACTTATGGAAACAATATCTATCACCAAACATCCAAAAATGAAAATAGCCTTTTGTCTATCAGGTCAACCGAGATTTGTAGAAAAAGGGGTTGACAGTTTTCAAAAAAATATTTTAAAAAATAATAATGTTGATATATTTATTCATAACTGGTACGATAAAAACAATAAAAATAAAAAATTTGATTCTTCTCAATTTTATTTAGATTCTAAAACTGGACATCAAAGTGAAAAAACAGAATCTATTCTCAACAACCTTTCTCCAAAAAAAATAATTTTAGAGCAACCTAAAAATTTTGAAGAATTTTCTCACTTGGTAGATCTTCCAACAGCTAAACAAACAAAACTTGCCAGTATGTTTTATTCAATGTATCGTTGCAATCAACTAAAAAAAGAATACGAACATGAAAATGGATTTATATATGATTTAGTTATAAAAACAAGAATTGACATAGAATACAATCAGCAACTAGATATATTAAAACTAATTAATGATAACTACGAAAATAATATTTTTTGTGCAAAAAAGTATCAAGAATGCAGAATGAACGATAGTTATCCAACAAAGTCCAATTTTTCTTATAGTAGTTTGTCTGACACTTGGTTAATGGGTTCTTCTAAAAATATAAATATATGTTGTGAAATATATCCAAATTTTGAAAAAATATATAATGATATTTATCCATTTGTTTATGCCGAAGCTTATCTTGGATACATAAGTCGCGGAATAAATAAAATTAGCATTTCCACTGTTGATTTAGAATATAATTTAATAAGAGAGTAAAATAAATGAAATATTTTTCCCAATACAAACAAGATGAATTTCTAAACGAAAACTTTTTTAAAAACAAAAGAAATGGCATCTTCGTAGACATTGGAGCTTACGATGGAATAGATGGAAGCAATTCTTATTTTTTTGAAAAATATTTAGACTGGGAAGGTCTATGCATAGAACCTATTCCATCTGTATTTAAAAAATTAATTAAAAATAGAAATTGTTTTTGCGAACAAGTTGCAGCTTGGAAAGAAAACGATATAAAAAAATTTAAGATAATTGAGGGCTATTCAGAAATGTTAAGTGGATTAATCGATTGTTACGAAGGCGAACATAAAAAAAGAATAGATTCTGAAATACAATCTTTTAATCAAAAATCAATTGAAATAGAAATACAATGCGTAGACATCAACGCTTTGCTGTCAAAATATAATTTATACAATATTGATTTTTTATCAATTGATGTAGAAGGTGGCGAAATTGAAATTTTAAAAAAAATAGACTTTTCAAAATTTAAAATAAAATATATTTCAGTCGAAAATAATTATAACAATTATCAAATTAAACAAGTTTTAGAGAAAGCTAATTTTACATTTGTTAACAGGTTAATCATAGATGATGTTTATAAGAATAACGAATTATGATAGCTTTAATAACTGGATCTTCTGGATTGATTGGATCTTCTTGTGTTGAATTTTTTTCAAAAAAAGGCTTTAGAGTTATTGGGATTGACAATGACATGAGATCTTATTTTTTTGGACAAGAATGCTCTACCTCGGAAGTCGAACATAGTCTAAAACAAGAATTTCAAAATTTTCAATCTTTTAATATAGATATAAGAGATTTATCAAATCTTGAAATGATTTTCAATAAATTTAATTCTGACATATCTATTGTAATACATACAGCGGCCCAACCATCTCATGACTGGGCAGCAAAAGAACCTATTACAGATTTTTCAATAAACGCTTTAGGCACAATTAATTTGTTAGAAATGTTTAGAAAGTATTGCCCAAAGGCTAGTTTTATATTCACTTCAACTAATAAGGTTTACGGAGACAGACCTAATTTTTTAAACTTAACAGAATTAGAAAAAAGATTTGATTTTTTTGAAAATAATATTCCTTCATCTATAGATGAATCTATGTCTATAGATAATTGTAAACATTCTGTTTTTGGAGCTTCTAAAGTTTCAGCAGATATTATGGTTCAAGAGTATGGTAAATACTTTGATCTGAACACTGTATCATTTAGAGGCGGCTGTTTAACTGGGCAAAATCATAAAGGTTCAGAAATGCATGGATTTTTATCTTATTTGATTAAATGCATGATCAAGAATAAATCATATAATATTTTTGGATATAAAGGTAAACAAGTTAGAGATAATATTTATAGTAACGATTTAGTAGATATGTTTTGGAGTTTTCACTTAAATCCTAAAAAAGGCGAAGTTTATAATGCTGGAGGAGGCAGAGAAAACTCTATATCTATAATTGAAGCTATAGAAAAAATTAATAATATAGCCAATATCAATTGGAATAAACATACAATTTTAGAAGAAAACAGAATAGGAGACCACAAATGGTATATAACCAATTTAAATAAATTTAACAAAGACTATCCAAATTGGAAACTTAACCATTCAATTGATAAAATTATTTATAAAATGATTCAATCTGAAATGTCAAAATGAACATATTCGATTTTAACAACATGAAAGGAGGATGGTTTGTAGGAAATTTTAACCCTACAGCGTATAAAACCGATGACTTTGAAGTCGCTTTTAAAAAACATCTCAAATCTGATATTTGGAATCCGCACTACCATACAGATGTAGTAGAAATAAATTTGATAATAAACGGAAAAATTAAATTCCAAAATAAAATATTACAAAAAAATGATATATTCGTTGTCTATCCTTATGAAATTTCAGATCCTGAATTTATAGAAGACTGCGAAATAATAGTAGTGAAAACCCCCTCTAAGAACGATAAAATAGATATCATAAAAAAAATATGAATATTTTAATACCAATGGCTGGTGCTGGAAGTCGATTTAAAAATGCAGGATATGATCTACCTAAACCTTTAATAGATATAAGAGGAAAACCAATGATTCAACATGTTGTTGAGAATTTAAATGTTGAAGGTCAATATATATTTATTGTTCAAAAGGAACATAGGCAATTATATGACTTAGATAATATTCTTAAAAAAATATCTAAAAACTGTAAAATAATTGAAACAGATCGCTTAACTGAAGGCGCTGCTTGCACAACTTTATTAGCGAAAGAATATATAAATACCAATGATCCTTTATTTATTTCTAATAGCGATCATTTTTTCGAATGGAATGCTAAAAACTTTTTTAATGAATGCTTACACAATGAAATAGATGGAAACATAACCGTATTTAATAATACAGATGCTAAATGGAGTTTCGTAAAATTAAATGAAAATGGTCATGTTATAGAAGTTGCAGAAAAAAAAGTTATAAGCGATATAGCTACCGCTGGAATATATTTTTGGAAAAAAGGTAGCCAATACGTTAAATATTCCGAACAGATGATAAATAAAAACATTAGAGTTAATAATGAATTTTATGTATGCCCTGTATTTAACGAAGCCATCCAAGACGGAAAAAAAATCAAAACATATAATATAGAAAAAATGTGGGGACTAGGAACTCCTGAAGATTTGCAATATTTTTTAAAAAATTATGAAGTTGATAGCACATCGCGGTAATATAAATGGATCAAATCCAGAAAAAGAAAATCATCCTGATTATATAAATGAAGCAATTAAATTAGGTCATAACGTTGAAATCGACGTTTGGTTTATTAATAATAAATTTTATTTAGGTCATGATGATCCTAGATACGAAATAAAATATAATTTTTTATTTGATTCTCGATTTTGGTTACACGCTAAAAATGGTGAAGTATTTTATAAATTGCTTAATGATAAAAACTTCAATTTCAATGTATTTTGGCATACTACTGAAGATTGGATTTTAACAAGTAAGAAATATATTTGGACTTATCCAAATAAAAAATTATTTACCAATAGTATCTGCGTACTACCAGAACTAGGTTTTGATGGTGATCTATCAATATGTTATGGAATATGCACTGACTACGTTATAAAATATCAAAATATATGAAAATAATTATAACTGGAATTTTAGGACAAGATGGCGCAAACATGTGCGAATATTTGCTTAAGAATACTGACGCTCAAATTTATGGCATGATGCGAAGAACCTCTAATCCTAATTTTATAAATTGTAATGCATTCATTAAAAATACTAGATTTAAATTTGTATATGGCGATCTTGCTGATTCTATAAGTTTAGACAATATTGTAAGAGATATTCAACCAGACTATTTTATTAATTTTGGCGCACAAAGTTTTGTTGGATGCAGTTGGGAAATACCTTTGCAAACTTTCGATGTCAACGCTACTGGTGTAGCAAGATGCCTTGAAGCTATTCGTCGTTTTCAACCAAAGTGTCGATTTTATTCCGCTGGGTCTAGCGAAGAATTTGGAGATGTTCAATATAATCCACAAGACATTCTTCATCCAGTTAGACCAAGAAGCCCATACGGAGCAAGCAAAGCCGCTGCTCGTCATTTGGTTAAAGTTTATCGTGAATCTTATAATCTATATGCTGTGCATGGCATTCTTTTTAATCACGAAGGAACTAAACGTGGAGAAGAATTTGTAACAAGAAAAATCAGCAAAGGCGTTGCTCGCATACACCATGCTATTAAAAACAATCAACCATTCTCTCCAATTGAACTTGGAAATTTAGACGCTCAAAGAGACTGGTCAGATTCTGAAGATTTTGTCGATGGCGTTTGGAAAATAATGAATCAAGAAAAACCAAAAGATTACGTTCTCTCAAGCAACGAAACACACACAATTAGGGAATTCATTAATAAATCTTTTGTTTGCGCCGGGATCGAAGGTGTTTGGCATGGATGCGGACAAGAAGAACAGATGAGCGTGTCTACTGAATACGCCATTAAAAATGAAATTCAATCGTCTATTTTAGTTAAAATTAATCCTAAATTTTACAGGCCCGCCGAAGTTGAGCTTCTTTTGGGAGACTCGACTCCAGCCAGAAAAGAATTAGGTTGGAAACCGAAAATTTCCTTTGACAACCTCGTAGAACGTATGGTAAAGTACGACATAGAGATTTTTAAAATCTAGTGTATAATACTTTTTACCATGAACGATGAATTAAATATTCTGTCTTCTTCTTTTTTAGCACAATATAAAAACAAACAACCCAACTGGGGCTTTAGCGGTCTTGGATATATTGTATACAAAAGAACTTATGCTCGCCAAAAGGAAGATGGAACAACAGAAGAATGGAATGAAACAGTAGAACGTTGTATCAATGGCGCACAGAAAATTGGCGCACAATATACAAAAGAAGAAGCAGAACGTATTTATGATTACGTTTTTAATTTAAAATGCAATTTTGCAGGTCGAATGCTTTGGCAACTCGGCACTTCAACTGTAGATCGTTTTGGAGCGAATTCTCTTCTTAATTGCTGGGCAACAGCAATGCGCGAGCCAAAGGCTTTTTTGTTTCTCTTTGAGAATCTAATGCTTGGTGGCGGTGTGGGTTACAGTATTCGTCGCGAAGATGTTCACGAACTACCAAAAATTAAGAAAGGTGTAAATGTTATTCATGAAGCCACTAAAGACGCTGATTATATTGTGCCAGATAAACGCGAAGGTTGGGTTAATCTACTTTCTAAAGTTCTGGATGCTTTTTACGTTACAGGTAAATCGTTTTCGTATTCAACTATTCTCATCAGAGGTTACGGCGAACCAATCAAGGGTTTTGGCGGAAAAGCTAGTGGTCCACAAATCCTTATTGACGGAATCGATAAAATCACAAAAATATTCCAAGCTCGCGAAGGCAAAAAACTTCGCTCGATTGATGTGTTGGATATCTGCAATATTATTGGCAGTGTTGTTGTCGCTGGCAATGTGCGGCGCAGTGCGGAAATCGCTCTAGGCGATCCTGATGATATTCTTTATCTTCGCGCCAAGAATTGGGGTTCTAGCAACGTTCCAAATTGGCGAGCAATGAGCAACAATACTATCTATGCAGATAGCTACGATCATGTTCTTGAAGAAGTTTGGAAAAATGGATACGAAATAAATAAAGATTCAGGTTATGCAAATGGTGAGCCTTATGGATTCTTTAACCTTCCTCTTTCTCAAAAATTTGGACGTATTAAAGATGGACCAATTTCTCAAAATCTTTTATACCCAACGGATGCAGATAATTGTGAAATGACAAATCCATGCGCTGAAATCAGCCTTGCAAATTATGAGTGCTGCAACCTTTCTGAACTTTATTTAAACAACATTACCTCTAAAGAGGAATTAATTGACTGTGCAAAACTTCTTTATAAAACTCAAAAGGCTATTGCTGCGTTACCTTTCATACACGAAGAAACTAATCGTATTGTCCACAAGAACATGCGCCTTGGCCTTGGCGTTACTGGCGTGTGCCAGTCTCTTGATAAGCTTGATTGGCTTGATGATTGTTATGTTGCTCTACGCAATTTTGACAAGTCTTGGAGTAAGCATCGTGGTTGGCCTGAAAGCATTAAGCTTACAACCATCAAACCCAGCGGAACATTAAGTTTACTTGGTGGAGCTACTCCCGGTGTTCATCCAGCTTTTAGTGAATATTATATGCGTACAGTACGCATGTCTAGCTCTGACAGTCTCGTTCAAACATGCAAAGACATGGGTTATCATGTAGAGTTCATTATTAATTTTGATGGAACTGAGAATCGTGATACGGTTGTTGTTTATTTCCCATGCAAGACTCCTGAAGGATCTATCCTTACAAAGGATATGGATGTTATCAAGCAGCTTGATATGGTTAAAAAGTTACAAACTATTTGGTCAGATAACGCTGTTTCTGTAACCGCTTATTACAAACCAGAAGAACTTGAGTCTCTCAAAGTTTGGCTAAAAGATAATTACGAAAACAATATCAAGAGCGTCAGTTTTCTTTTGTTCAAGGATCATGGATTCAAACAAGCTCCATATCAAGAAATTGACGAAGCCGCATATTTAGCAGCCAATGCTAAAGTTAAACCTTTAATTACCATCCTATCAGGAAACATTGAAATGCTAGATATGGCCGAATGTGCCGGTGGTGCATGTCCAATCAGATAAAAGTTGAAAAACATTTTCACAAATATAACATAAACTACATATACAAATATGAGCAAGACTACAGTAAAGACAATGACTAAGACTCCCACCGCTTCCGCTAAGGTTGCAAAGCCCACTGGAAAGCCTCCAGTTCCAGCCAAGCCTCCAGTAAAGAAGAAGTAATAGTCAATTAAAACAAAAAAAGCCGCTCTAAAAAAGCGGCTTTACTTTTTTCTACACATTGTTAAATTAGTGTAATTTTAAATATGAATTTAATATTAGATTTTTCTGAGCTTATTGCAAAAAAAAGACAAGGCCCAAAAAGCTCGGCCCAAACTCCAGCGAAACCAGATGAACGCAAAAAAGGTTCTAGCGTAAATAAACCGGGATCTGCTGGCACAAGTCCAGACGCTAAAGAAAAAGCTAAAGAAGCGTTAAATAAAAAAGACGAAAAGCAATTAGTAAGTAAAGCTGAAATCACTTTTAGCCAAAAGGTAACTAACGCTTTAAAAGAAAAAGTAAAAAATCACAACGCTAAACATTCCAAGAAAGTAACTCTTGGACAATTAAAGAAGGTATATCGCAGAGGATCAGGCGCGTTTAGTTCTAGTCATAGACCGGGACAATCAAGAGCGGCTTGGAGTATGGCGCGTGTGAATACATTTTTAAGAATGCAAAGTGGTGGTAAAGTCAAAGACGCTTATCGTCGCGCAGATCAAGATATAGCCAACTAATAACATGAACGATAAAATAGTAGACATTTATTCATTTAATGATTTTGAAGAGGCTGATTTTGATGAATCTCTTTCTGATCTTAAGCAATTTGGTGTAAATGAAGATGAATTGAATCTTAATTTTATTAACATAGAAGAATAAAAATGAACATAGTCACCAAATTACTTACTTATCAAAATCAAGTAAAAATTCTTCATTGGCAAACAACTTCTTTTTCTGAACATAAAACTCTTGATGGGCTATATGGAAGCCTTTCTGGAAATATTGATGAATTTGTTGAGACTTTTATGGGTAAGTATGGTAGAATAATAGCTCAGATTAATTTCAATTTAACGTTGGAAAATTATAAAAATATGCCTCCTATGGGTTTAATGCTTGATATGGAAAACTATTTAATAAATGAATTACCAACAATGCTTGATCCAAAAAAAGACACAGATCTATTAAATATAAGAGATGAAATACTAGCTTCTGTAAATCAAACAAAGTATCTTTTAACCCTAAAGTAAAAAAATGAACATATCAGTAAATTTTACTAACGAAATTCGTGCTGCAAAAGACAAGAAAGCTCTTAATAAACCTTTTAGAACATCAAAAGGCCCTAAAAAGTTTTCTGTTTATGTTAAAAATGAAAAAGGTAATGTTGTAAAAGTTAATTTTGGCGATCCAAATATGGAGATCAAGCGTGATGATCCCGCTCGTAGAAAGAGTTTTCGCGCCCGAATGAAATGCGACACAAACCCCGGCCCTCGTTGGAAAGCTAATTTCTGGAGCTGCAAAATGTGGGAATCAAAGAAGTCTGTAACTGATTATACTTCTAAAGGTGGAGTCGATGATGTCGTTCATCAATGGGATGGTATCACCTTGTGGGAAGAATCTGATCTTTTAAAGCTAGCTCCTCATCTAGCTAAAGCTGAAGAAATCACTGAAGAAATAGAAACTGAATCCGAAGACGTAAATGAAGAAGCTGCCGAGATGGCAATGGCACAATTAGCTTACATTTCAGACTATTCTAAAGATTTGCTTGAGAAACTTCGTGCAAATCCGAAGATGTCTGAAGAGATTGAGTCTTGGGTTCAGAGCAAGATTACTTTAATGGAAGATTATTTATTTGCTATTTACAATTATCTTGTATATTCCCAAAAAGGAGAAGACAATAAAAACGTAATTGAAGCTGGAATGAGAATTCTAAACATCAACGCTTCATGTAAACATTATAATAGCGAAGGAATCGTTAAAGAAATTAAAGATCTTCCTGATGACATGGGAAAAATAATTGCTTATGAAGTTATCAATGATGGGCAAACTTTTAAGAAGGGCGATATTTTAACAAAAACAATAGATCAAATCAAAATCCTAGAAGGTAATAAATAATATGAAATCAAATTTAAAATTCGATACAAAAAATCTCATAGCTGAAGTCTCCATCTCCAACATAATGGAGGAAGACGAAACTGAAATGCATAGCGAATACATGAGCGAGTGTATGCTCAAAGATGAATCTTTGATCAACACTGCCGGAATGTCCACAAGTGACGCTAAGTATATGTGCGGCATGTCATACATGAAAAACCGCCCAATGCTTACTGAAATGGCTGGGCAATTAACTGAAAAACAAAAAACTCTTCCTCCTGCTCTTCAAAAAGCTATTCTTAAAAATATGCAAAAAAAAGGAAAGCTAAATGAAGAAGGCAAGAAAGAAGCTGGAGAATCACCAGAAGCTGAAAAGTCCGAAGCCGCTCAGATAGCTGTTTTTCCAGAAACCCCCGCCGCTCCATCAGGAAATATCACCCCAGATGCAGCCATCGAAGGTTTAAGTATAGATGAAAAATTAAAAATACAACAGGAAAAATCTGCTCCTAAAAATCCCGGTCTTCAGAGTGCTGGCTTCGATCCAAAAGCTTAATAAAAAATAAATCAAAATCAACCGCTAGGAAACTAGCGGTTTTTTGCTGTTGACATCCTTTGTCTTCGTGCTAATCTATCCAAGATGAATAAAAGAGAGCTACTAAGAAAGCTTTTGCATATTCCTCAAAAGGTGCAGCCTTCATTTTGGGGAAAACAGTTTAGAATATTAAATTCTCTACTAAAGAAGTTTCCTGATTTAAAATTCTGGGAACAGATTGTTGTAGTTAAAGTCAATTGTTTGACTTTATATGCAGGAGAAGACGCGAACGGAATATCGGAAAAATACAAGAAATACGTTTTTCAACCTGAATTTAAAAATACAGAAGTACAGATTGGCGAAAAGACTGGACAAGACTATAATATTAGTATAAAACCTAAGACAGTTAAAGACTTTTTAAAATGACTAAGAAAATAAAAGAAGTAAAAGTAGAAACAGAAAGCGGTAAAATAATCACTTCTCAAGATCAACTAAAAAGTTTCTTGAAGAACAATAAAGATTCGCATTATAATTTTGAAGAAAGTATAGAGTATAAAATTTCTAGCGGAAGCCTTCTTCTTGATTACTTTTTAAATGGCGGCATTGGTACTGGGCTGCATCGTTTCTGCGGCATCAATGAAGGCGGCAAAACTAGCTGTGCGCTTCAGTTCATGAAGAACTTCTTAGATCAACCTAAGAAGCGTAAAGGCTTTTATATCAAAGCCGAAGGGCGATTGAGCAAGGAGATGATTGACCGTTCTGGAGTTAAATTTGTATTTAATGGTGACGAATGGGTGGAAGGCACATGTTTTGTATTTGAATCTAATATTCATGAAACAGTATTTGATTCAATGCGAGAACTAGTCGGAAAAAACGATGAAAAGATTCAATATTTCTTTTTACTCGATTCTGTCGATGGCTTGATTCGTAAAGGTGATTTAGAAAAGACTTTTGAAGAATCTCAAAAAGTTGCCGGTGGCGCAGTTATTGCCGCCGATCTAATGAAGCGCATGTCCATTGCGTTGCAAAAACGCGGTCATGTTGCGGTATTCGTTTCTCAAGTTCGCGCTGATATCAAGCTCGATCCTTATAGCAAGGCTCCAATTCGCCAAACTACAGCTACAGGCGGAAACGCTTTACTACATTTTGCTAATTGGATTTTTGAATTTGATTCTCGCTTCAAGAGTGATTTGATTCTTGAAGATCCTACCGCTTCTTACGACGAACAAAAGAATCCTTATCTAGGTCATTTTGTAAAAATTATAGTTAAAAAGTCGCCAAACGAAAGAACTAACTGTACTATTCGTTATCCTATTAAGTATGGAAGAAAGAATGGAACGTCAAATTGGATCGAAAAGGAAATCTTTGACTTTCTAACTATGTGGGAGATCGCCATTAAAAAGGGAGCTTGGATTAGTTTCGACGAAGAGTTTCTGAATATTCTAAAAGAAGCTGGGTTCACAGACTTTCCTGCTCAGATTCAAGGGTCTGCTAAATTTGAACAGATGGTCAACAACAACGAAAAGTTGAAATCGTTTTTCTTTAAATACATCAGTGAAAACTTATTAAATTTTGGCGATGGAATTTCTATCACTGAGTAATAAAAAAAGACGTTGCAAGAATGCTCGCAATTATTTAATTGATTGGAGCGCGAATAGTCGTAGTAAATTTCAAACAGAAGCTAAGAAATTTTTAAGCAACTATTGGCAACAGAATATTGTGTTTGAAGAGTTTCCAATAGTTGGAACTCGTCTTACCTTGGACTTTTATAACGCTAATAAAAAGATAGCTATAGAAGTTCAAGGCAGACAACACACTGGATTTGTTAAGTTCTTCCATACAAATAGAATGAATTTTCTTCATCAACTCAATAGAGATAAGAAAAAAGAACGTTTTTGCGAACTTAATAAAATTACACTTGTAACTATATTTGAAAACGATACTATAAATAAAGAGCTTTTCGAGAGTCAAGGTGTAATATTATAATATGAAGAGAGATTCACAATCAGAGAATTTTAAACAGTTTAAAATTCCTGAAAACTATTTTAATAAACTCTATGAGTTTACTGGTTCCGATGAGTCCTCCAAAGGATTTATAGTGGCTTACGTCTCTCAAGATGGATGCCCAATGATTTATACCAAAGTCTCCAACCCAATCGTTGAAATGGGACTCGTCAAAGCTCTCGAAAAATATTTAAACGAAGTGAACAATAGTCAAGATTCGATTGACATCACCGATGAAGAGTGATAATGTGCGGTTGGCATGATTTATTCGTATGATTTAGAGACTCAGTTGCTTGCTGGATTGATTAAATATCCAGAACGATATTCAGATGTCGCTGTTTTTATAACTGAAAAAGACTTTTGGAGCGAAAGTTCCAAAATTAATAGAACTATCTTTTGCGTGCTTCGTCAAGCAATCGATAACGGAGAAAAAATTGATGATGTAGTTATTTCTCAAAGAGTAAAGAACTTTGGAGTAACTTTCGAAGATAATATTAATCCATCAGATTATATTGAATCACTATCTCTTAAAAAGCTATCTCCAGAATCAATTATTAGCGTTGCTAAAGAATTAAAGAAATACACTATACGCCGCGAAATAGCGATGTGTGGAGCAGAAATAAACAAGAAGATGAAGTCAATATCTCCATCTTCTGATTACAACGTCATTATTGAGACTGCTGATAAGCTTTATAATGATCAGATCAATTTGTACGAAACTGGCAGCGATCAACCAGAAAACATCTTTTCTGAAATGGAAGCTCTCATTGAAGAGCGAGGAAACAATCCGGTTACAGAATTTGGATTTGCTGGACCTCATCCTAAAATTCAAGATATGTACGGCTCTCTTTTGAGACCGGGTAACATCACAGTTATTGTAGCTCGTTCAGGCGTAGGTAAAACTCAATTCTGTTTAGATTTCACTACAAAAGTATCTGAACAATACGAAGTTCCAGTTCTTCATTTTGATAATGGAGAAATGAGCAAAGAAGAACTTATTTTTAGACAATGCGCTGCAATGTCTAAAGTTCCAATGTATCTACTAGAAAGCGGCAACTGGCGAAAGGCTGGCGCAGAAGTTGTAGATAATGTTAGGGCAGTATGGAGTACCATCAACAAACGGTACAAGCATTTATATTATTATAACGTAGGCGGCATGAGCGTTGATGCTCAGATTAGTGTTCTAAAAAGATTCTACTATTCCAAGATAGGTCGCGGAAATCCTATGATTTTTAGTTTTGATTATATTAAAACTACAAGTGAAAGCGGAGGTAATAAAACAGAATGGCAACTTGTTGGAGAAATGGTCGATAAATATAAACGCTGCATTCAGAAAGATATAGTAAGCGATAAAGGGCCATGCATATCAATGATGACTTCTGTACAGTCTAATCGCGCAGGTATTGTCACGAACAAAAATTCATCAAGTATAACTGACGACGAAAGCATTGTTTCTCTCTCTGATCGTATTACTCAATTTTCATCTCACATGTTCATCCTAAGACAGAAAACGTCTGATGAACTACAGAACGAAGTCAGCTTCGGAACTCATAAGTTTATCAACGTAAAAGCTCGCCATCTTGGTAAAGATATTGCAGGAGCTATTAATCCAGTAAAGCTCGCAGACGGTACTCTTAAAAAGAATTTTGTTAATCTTGAAATCGCTAATTTCTGTGTTTCAGAAAAAGGTGATTACAGAGATATAGTGGACGCTCTCGGTGCTAATGCAAATGTGATTAAAGATAACGATGACGACGTACCTAACCTCCATTAATAATCGAGCGGAAGTTATAGAAAAAACTTTGATTGATTTAGGATATCAATTATCAGATCGTGGCAAGTATTGGCAATGTAATGCTATTTATCGTGATGGCGACAACAGAACTGCTTTACAAATCTGGAAAGACACTGGAATTTGGAAAGATTTCGTAGCCAACACAACGTATCAACCTTTTAAAAGATTACTTGAACTATCTTGTAAAGATGATTCTAAGATAGACGATATTTTACATTCAATTAAGAACAATAACGATCCTTGTATAGAATCAATTAGAACGCCCAAAATGGAATCAGACCAATTTTTTGACCATGAAGAAGTAAAGACACTGCTTCCTCATTATGATTTTTACAATAAAAAAGCCATAAGTTCACAAACTCTTGAGCTTTATCGATCTGGTTTTTCAATGTCTGGAAAGATGAATGGCCGATTTGTGTTTCCGATATTCGATGAAAATAAAAAAGTAATAGGTATCAGCGGAAGACATTTGCTATGGAAACCAAACAGTTCCGCTCCTAAGTGGAAACATATTGGTAGAAAAGGTAATTGGATATATCCTATAAATATTCAAGGAGAAGAAGATAATGTATTCAAGAAAACTATTGAAGAAAAACGAAAAATAATTCTTGTTGAAGGAATCGGCGACAGTCTAGCTTTGTCGCAACAAGGTTATTATAATCATCTTGTTATTTTTGGTCTTGAAATCAGTTCTAAACAATTGTCATATCTAATGTCTTTGTCTGTGGACGAAATAATAATCTCCACAAACAACGATGCCGATAAAACTGACAATCGCGGCTTACAAGCTGCTATTAAAATATTCTTAAAACTTATTAAATACATTGATATTGATAAGGTTAAAATTATGCTTCCTATCTGTAAAGATTTTGGTGAGATGTTGGAAAAAGATATTTCAATGGAAAGATGGGAAAATAAGAAAAGGAATAGGATAACTCAAGTGGAATACATTCTTGACTATGTGTATAATAACGACAAGGATAAGAAGGTTATTTCTATTCTTAAAGATTACCTAGAAAGCTTAAACCTTTGAAAGAAACATTATCAGCCAGCAAAATTAAAACGCTAAAATCCTGCTCATGGCAGTATTGGTGCAAATATATTTTAAAACTTCCAGACAAGACTAACTCTGGAGCTTTGATTGGAGATACTGTTCATATTATTCTTGAATGCCTTGGCTCTGCAAGGCACAAGAGTCATTACAATAAGATAGTAAAGAATAAAGACATTTTTGCATCTAAAGCTATAAAAAGAATGGTGTATAAACACATTAAGAGAAAAAATCTTAATGAGACCACTGATTTAGAAAATATTCGTTCAATGGCTTTGAATGGTTTGACTTACGATTTCTTCGGAAAGAAATACGGCGAACCTACAGAAGTCGTGTCAGAAAAAGATTTTGAAATAGTTGTCCAAGAAGAAGGCATTGAATACAAAATAAAAGGATTTATAGATAAGCTCTTTATCTATGGAAATCATGGAGTCGTCCTAATAAGAGACTTCAAAACAAATAAAAAGAAATATGAAGGTAAAGAAGTTACTGATAATCTACAAGATTACATGTACACGCTTGCTATTAGAAAGCTTTACCCTGAATTAAAAGATGTAAAAATGGAATTCTTGTTTTTGAAACAAGATTTAAATGATGGTGGGGCCATGCCAATGCATCCCAAAGACAAATACGAACTTTTGGGTTTTGAACATGAGTTAAGTGGTTATCAAAAATACGCTGATTCTTTCGTTGAAAAGACCGCCACATCTAACATGGCCGCGAATCAAGGAATGCCAAAAGATGGCAGCTTTTCAGGAAAACTTTTATGTGGTTTCGCTAAAGAGCCTAATCAGATTAAAAAAGATGGAACCCCAATGTGGTATTGCACATATAAATTTGGATTTGATTATTATGCGATTGTAGACAAAGATAATAAGATTAAAAAATCTGCATTCACAAAAAAAGAACTAGAGAAAATAAAACTTCAAGAAGGAGACAAGATAATAAAAAACAAATACGATGGATGTCCTTGTTTTAAACCTAAACCCACTGAAACTCCTGATGATTTTGACGCTTTCGACCTTGACAAGTTTTAGTCTTTTGCTAAAGTGTATGCAGCATGCTGCCATTGTTTAAATCACACTTTAGTATAGGAAAATCTATACTAACTTTAGATGATCCAAAAAAAGTAACTGAAGGTGGATCAGATAGCGTTTTTAAGATCGCAAAAGATAACGGTCTTAAACAAGTCATTTTAGTCGAAGATACTTTAATTGGTTTCTTTGAGGCGTACAAGCGCAGCAAAGAGATGGGCATTCAATTAATATTTGGTCTTAGATTATCAATGAGAAATTCGGCTTTGCCAGAAGACGAAGGAAGCCAACATAAGATAATCATCTTTGCAAAAGATGATCTCGGATGCAAGCTGCTTAACAAAATATATTCTAAAGCATTTTGCACTAATACTGGATTCTTAGATTATAATGATCTTAAAGACTTATGGAGCGAAGATTCTCTCAAGCTCGCTATTCCATTTTACGATTCGTTTATTTATATAAATAACCTATCTTTTGGAAATGCCGTGCCTGATATTTCTTTTACAAAACCAACCTTATTCTTCGAAGAGAATGATTTGGCGTTAGATTTCATTTTAAAAGAGAAGGTAAAAGAATTTTCTATTAACAATGATATCCCAATGACTAAAGTTCGTAGCATTTATTACAACAAAAAGTCAGACGTTAAAGCCTTTATGGCTTATAAGATAATTTGTAATAGAACTTTTGGTCGAGATAGATCTTTAGATAAACCAGAACTGCCGCATTTTTGCAGCGATAAATTTAGCTTCGAAGCTTGGAAGGAAGAGAATGTTACGATTTAATAAAGAACAAAAATACATTTGCTTTGATTTTGAGACCTGCCATCTCAATCTTTTAGACAACAGCAATAAACCTTGGCAACTAAGCTATTTAATAGCTAAAGGTAGCAACATAATTAAAGAAGTAGATAATCATATCTATTGGCCTGATTTAAAGCTTTCTGAAGGAGCCAAACTCGTCACTCATTTTGATGAGCGCAAATATCGTTCACTAGCAGTCGATCCAAAAGAAGTGTTGGCTGCGTTTGAGGAGATCATTTATGATGATCAATACTTAATTATAGGACAAAATCTTCTTGGTTTTGACGTTTATATCCACAACACATACAGAAGACTTCTCGGTTATAAAAGTGATTTCTCTTACGTTAAGAGGATTGTTGATACTAACTGTATCGCCAAAGCCATTAAAAAGAATCTAAAACCCCAAAGAGATTCTGATTTTACTTTCTGGCAGTATAGATTAAATGATTTTCGAGAAAAAGGCTTGAAGACCAGCATTAAAACTCAATTGAAAGAATATAAGATTGACTTTGACGAGAACATGCTACATAATTCTATGTACGACGTTCAGATGAATTTTAAGATTTTTCAGAAGCAGCTTTGGCAAATTGAAATATGAATTTTTTACAAGACATAAAGCCTTATGATAACGCCATGCTTCCCGGCGTTCGATTGCCACAGATCTCCATCGAAAGTAAATATTACGACTTGTTGAGCATACCCACTTCTTCAGATAATTTTACATTTCTGAAGACTTTGTGTTACAAGAGTTTAAATAATTTAGGATTAAATAATAATCAATATGTTGAGCGAATGGAGATGGAGTTAGAAATCTTCAAAGAGCTTGACTTCGTTGACTATGTACTTCTCAACTGGGATATTCTTAATTTCTGCCATGAAAATAATATTCCAACTGGTGCTGGCCGTGGTAGTGCTGCGGGTTCTTTGGTTTTGTTTATCGTGGGTGTTACGAAAGTCGATCCAATAAGATACGAGTTGTTCTTTGAGCGTTTCGTTAGTCGCTCTCGCGCAAAGAAGATTATTAAAGATGACATAACTTATCTTGACGGTTCTTTGCTTCCTGACGTTGATAACGACATTAGTTATGATCGACGTATTGAAGTAATTAAATATATCGAGCAAAAGCATCTAGGTAAAACATCAAAGATATTAACTCTTAATACTTTATCTAGTAAACTTTGCATCAAAGAATGTGGAAAAATTGTCGGCGGTCTTTCCGAGACAGAGGTAAACGAAGTCAGCGATAATATTCCAAAACTATTTGGTCGAGTTTTTGAATTAGAAGAGGCTTATAAAGCTAACGATAAATTCAAAGCTTGGGTGGATCAGAATAAATTCGTTTTCGAAATAGGAAAGAAGATTGAAGGCTTGAACAAGAATACTGGCGTTCATCCTTCCGGTATCGCTATTTCTTATTACAAGATTGAAGAAGTCTGCCCAGTACAAAAGACTTCGGATGGCGATTTAGTTAGCGGCTACGATATGAATTATGTAGCTGAGTTGATGGTGAAGTTTGACGTTCTTGGGTTGAGGACTTTAACTGTGGTTAGTGAGGTTTGCAAGAGGTTAAATATACAAATGGCTTCTATTGATCCAGAAGATCCTTTTATTTATGAAAACTTGCAGGGTCTTAGAACTCCACAAGGATTATTTCAAATTGAAGCTGAAACTAATTTTAAAGTATGTCGTAAAGTTCAACCCAAGTCGCTAGAACAACTTAGTGCAGTGGTGGCTATTGCTCGCCCCGGTGCTTTGGACTTCGCTGATCAGTACGCTACATATTCCGCATCAGGAGTATTCCAATTGGTGCATGATTTCTTTAAAGACGAGCTTTCATACACTGGAGGCATTCCTCTCTATCAGGAGCAATTAATGAAGATGGCCGTGCGTCTTGGATTTACTCTTGATGAATCTGAACAGTTGCGTCGAATTGTTGGTAAAAAGAAAGTAGATCAAATGCCAGCTTGGCAAGGCAAGATCCGTCAAAAAGTTACAGAGCAGAATTTAGACCCAGCAATTGGAGATGTGTTATGGAAGGTAGCTGAAGACTCAGCAAATTATTCTTTTAATAAATCGCACTCGATTTCATACGCTATTTTAGCTGCATGGACGATTTATCTTAAATTCAAATATCCACATGAATTTTTCTTAGCTCTTCTTCGATTGTCTAAATTTGAACCTGATTCACATCAAGAAATTAACAAAATATCTAAAGAGTTAGTATTCTTTGACATTAAGCTTTTGCCTCCTGATCTAGCCAAGTCATCTCTTGATTTCAAGATTGAAGATGGAAATATTAGATTTGGTTTGAATTCTATCAAAGGCGTTTCAGAAAAGACTCTTCAATCTCTTCAGAATTTTCGCGAAACAACTACTCCCACAAAATTCGATATCTTTATTTCTGCAAAACAAGCAGGAATTAATATAGGCGTACTTTCATCTTTGATTCAAGCTGGAACTCTTGGCTCATATACTCATCGACGATCACGCTTGGTCCTTGAAGCTCAAGCTTTTAATGTCTTAACAGACAAAGAAAAGAAGTTCGCTTGTAGTGTCGGCCCAAAATACGATTATGATATCTTAAATATTATTAGTGAATGCGCGTTCAAAGCTCAATCTCTTAATGAAAGCGGAAAACCATTCATGAATGAAAAGCGTAAGGTCACATTCAAGAAAAAGTATGATGAGTATAAGAAAATCTACGAGCAAAACAAGAATTATGAAAAATTTGCAAACTGGGTCTTTGAAAACAGGTTGTTAGGATACACTCCAACAATTAGACTAAAGACAATTTTCCAACAATCTGAATGCACTTTCACAGATACGTTAGAGTTTCATTCTGCTTTTAAAGAAGACAGAATTAAAATGATTGGTGTAATAGATGACGTATATAAAGGAAAGACTAAAAAATCTAACTCTACGTTTTATCGTTTTCAATTAAAAGATGAAGTGGGCAGCATAAGTGCTATGTTTTTAGATGGTGGAAAACATCAGAGATTAACAGAATATCTTGAAGACGGTCTAAAGATACCAGAGAAAGAAAGTATTGTAGTTTTCACTGGCAGAAAAGGAGATGATGTGTTATGGATAGAGAACATAGGAATCTTAGACGAAAAGATCTACATGAAATTATCTGATATAGAATGAAAAATTTAAATCTTACTCCTAGAGCGCAAAAACTAATCAAAGAAGCTTATAAAATAGCCGTAGATTTCAAGCACACAGAGATCACGCATCTTCATTTGTTTATAAGTTTTCTTAATCTTAGTCAAAGCCAAATAGAAGAAGCGTTTGGTAATTTTGGAATAGATTCTTTAAAAATAAAAAACAGTGCTATAAAATTTTTAAAAACCAACACTACAGCGCAAAAGAAAGCAGTAACTAGACCTTTATTATCTGAAGGCATAAAGACCATTTTTAAATGCGCCAAGAGTATATCTTCTAAATTTGATCATAAGTATATTGGTTTAGAACATGTATTTATAAGTTTATTTGAAGTGCCTGATCAAAAGTTTGAACTATACTTAATAGATTATAATTATGACTTTGTTAAAATAGTAGATTACGTTGAACAAAAGCTAGAAAACGACGACATGCTTCCAAGTGTTGAAGAAGAAGAAATAAATGTTCCTAATAAAGCGAAGCAAACCTTTGATATTAAGAAGTATAAAATCTTAAACACTTATGCTAACAATTTAAATACACAAGTAGTTAATGGAAAAATTAATAACTTACATTTAAATAAAGAACTAATACAAAAAATTTCAGAAGTCCTTTGCCGCAAAAATAAGAACAATCCTTTAATTGTTGGCGAAGCCGGTGTAGGTAAAACCGCACTTGTTGAATCTTTGGCTCAAGCGATAGTAAAAGGAGAAGCTTCGGATTTGCTTAGTCTTAAACAAATTTATAGCCTAGACATTCCCATGATGATTGCTGGTTGTAAATTTCGCGGCGAATTTGAAGAAAAGATTAAGAACCTATTAAAAGAAATAACTGATGATCCATACATTATTCTTTTTATAGATGAAATTCACACTATTATTGGTGCTGGTAATCCAGAGAATGGAAACGACATGGCTAATATTTTAAAACCATATTTAGCTAGAGGAGAGATTAGCTGTATTGGAGCAACAACATTTGATGAATATAAAAAAACCATTTCAGACGATCCAGCTTTATCTAGGCGTTTTCAAATCATTAAAATTGAAGAGCCGACAAAAGAACAAACTTTTAATTTAATTAAAAATATTAAAGGCGGATACGAGAGTTTTCATATTATTGATTTTACTGACGAAGTTTTACGCTTTACTATTAACAGTGCTGAGAAATATATTGAAGGAAGATTCCCTGATAAAGCTTTAGATATTATTGATCAAGTTGGAGCGAAAGTTAAATTGAAAAATTTTGTAAAATCCGCCGAGATGATCAAGATAGAAAAAAAACTCAGCAAATTTGTCGGCTCAAACGAACGAGTTAGCGAAAACAAAAAAATAGCTTCTTTAGAAACTCTTTTAGTTGAATATGAAGAATCAACAAAAAAGATGATAAACAATTGGCGAAATAATAAATATCAAATAACAAACTCTGATATTTTAGAAGTTATATCTGATAAAACAAATATTCCAATTGATGATTTAAAATTACAAGACTTTGAAAAAGTTAAATCTCTCAAGATCAAACTGAAAGAACAAGTTTTCGGTCAAGAACCTCAAATAGAACATATTTATAAATCTTTAATTAGGGTCAAGGCTGGCTTTCGCAACCCTAGCAAACCGATATGTTCTATGCTTTATGCAGGTCCAACAGGTGTTGGAAAGACCATGACTGCAAAAATCATAGCTGAGTGTCTATTTATTAATAAAAATAATTTTATAACAATCGATATGTCTGAATACACAGACAAAGCGGCTGTAAATAAATTAGTTGGTTCTAACCCCGGTTATATTGGATTTGATAAAGGAGGAGTTCTAACAGAGAAAGTTAGAAAGAATCCATACTCTTTGATTCTTTTTGATGAAATACAAAAAGCTGATGAAGATGTTTTGTATTGTTTGTTACAAATTTTAGAAGAAGGCAAGATAACCGACTCTTCAGGAAAAACGGTTGATTTTTCTAATTCCATGATTGTCATGACTACAAACATTGGTGCCGAAAGCATCAATCATTCTGCTATTGGATTCGGCAAACAAAAATCTAGCAAATCAGATGTGCTATCATCAATTAAAAAACATTTTCCCGCTGATTTACTTAATCGAATCGATGAAATTGTTATTTTTGATTCCCTTGGTGAAGAGAATATCAAATCAATCATAGAGAAAGAACTTCAACTATTTAAAAGCGATCTATCTAATAGAGACGTAACTATTAAATATTCTTCAGAAGTTACAAATCATATCTTCAGTAAGATTCAATTTAATAATTTTGGCGCAAGACAAGTTATCAAAACCATTCAACGTGAATTGCAAACTCAAGTTGCAGAAAAAATGCTAGATGCGGACAAGAAATTGAATTTAGAAATTTCTATCAAAGATGGTAATATTTGTGTAATATAATCTATGCCGCTTCCGAAACCATCTAAAAAAGAAACAGAACAAGAATTCGTTAGTCGTTGCATGGGTGACGATATGATGAATAAAGACTTTAAAGATCAAAAGCAGCGCGTTGCTGTTTGTTATTCTCAATATAAGATTCGTCATAAATCTAAAGGCGAAACCAGTTGGGATGACGTTCGTAAAGGTGACAGTTTAAATATTCTATAATATATGAATGAACATAACCCTATTTATGGTATAAATCCAAATCCGCCATCATCTAATGACACATTTGATTTTGTGATGCCAGACATTCCTGAACCACCGCAAAATGAAAAGCCAGAACCTAAAGATAGAGATTCTGTAGGTTTTAAATTTGGATTTATTGGTGCTGGTCAAGGTGGCGGAAAATTGGCTGAAACATTTTCTCAAATTGGTTACGCTCGCGTTGGTGTTATTAATACCGCCGATCAAGATCTTGCGACAATTAATGTACCAAATAAAATGAAATTTGGCGAACAACAAGGAGCAGGAAAAAACAGAGAATTCGCTAAACAGGCTTTTTTAAACAGTAAAGAAGATGTCGTTGATTTTATTAAGTCTTCTATCGGTACTGATATAGATCGTATCTTTGTAACAGTTGGTGCTGGCGGTGGAACTGGCGCTGGTGTTTGTTCTGAGCTTGTTAAAACCGTTAAAGAATATCAGAACACGATTAAAGCTGGCTCTCCTTACGTTGGCTTGATTCTAGCTCTGCCAAAACTTTCTGAAGGTAAGAAGGTGAGTCAAAACGCTTATGAAACATTAAAAGAAGCTTGCGAACTAGTAGAACAAAAGATTGTTTCTCCTCTTATCATTCTTGATAACGAAAGAATCAATTCTCTTTATCCAAAATTATCTGTAAATAAATTCTGGCAAGTAGCAAATGCAAATATTTGTTCTTTGTTCCATTTGTTTAACAACATAATTACTAAAAATAGTCAGTATAGCACATTTGACACAAATGATTTCAGAACTGTTCTCGATTCTGGTATTATGGTTTTTGGTGCAGCTAACATTACTAATGTTAGTAGTGAATCCGAGATCAGCAAAGCAGTACGCGAAAATCTTAAGAGAAATGTTCTTTGCGGCGAGCTTGATCTTTCTACTGGTAGCACCGCTGCTGCTGTGGCTATTTGCGATGAAAAGACATTAGATAGTATTCCTCAAGAATACTTAGACAACGCTTTCAATCAATTAAATAGAACTCTTAAAACCAACAGCACAGTTCACCAAGGCGTTTACAAAGGAGTGAAAGAAGGTCTTTCTATATTTACCGCTATCGGAGGCATTGCAACTCCTACTGATAAATTAGACGCTCTTCTAAAAGCTAGTCAATAAGTGTAATAAATTATATGTCTTATAATCAAGATTTACAATTTTGTTATTTCAATACTGGAACAACTATCACCCCAACTAGCGATAAAGATGTCTATATCGTTTCTGCACTAGCTTCATTTAGCGGCGATTTTGGCACTGTAACTGTAGGCGCAAATCAGTCTTTAAATCCTACCGTTCCAATTAAAATTTCTAGTCCAGTTGTTAGCGGAACTGCTAGAAGTTTGTTTTATTATTTCGAATAATTTGGCTAGAAATATCGCAGGATACTAATAATATCCTGCGATATATGAATCTTCAGATTTACAAGCCCAACCCAAAGAATCAAGGTTGTGCAATTAGTTTTCAAATCTCACAAAAGCCAAACAATGAGCCTCAGTTTTATGTAAACTGTATTGCTCAACACTCTTGGAACGATCAGACCAAGACTGCATCATTCGCAGAAAGCAGAAATAATCCTTCAAAGACTATTGCTGTTAAGTTCAACGAATTTGAACTTGGAGAAATGATCAATGCATTTCAACAAAAGACTTCTTATTCCGCATTCCATTCAAGTGAATCAAATAAGACGCAAATTAAGTTAGCTCCTTATGAAAAGACTAAGGGTACTGGCGATTACGCTGTAAAGTATACTGCATTCGGTATTTCTTTTATTAGAAACGGTGCTGACACTTTCAAGGTTCCACTAGAACCGGGAGAAGCTGTTAGGTTAATCGCTTTTATTAATAAGTTTTATTCTGTTCTCGATGATTCTCGGAAGATGATTCCGAAGACAGATCAAGCTCCAGCGCAAACGCCAGTACAAAAGCGCGAACCAGTTCAAGAATCCGCTCCAAAGACTAAGAAGGTAGAACCAGTTGTTGCTGATTCAGAAGAAATGGATTTCTAATGCGTAAAAAACGGGTTTTAATTCATAGCAATTTTTGCAAAATGTTTACCGGCTTCGGTAAGCATAAAAAGAATCTATTATCATATTTATATAATACCGGCAAATACGATATAATAGAATTAAGTAATGGATATACTTGGGAATCTGAACAATTAAAATTTGTTCCTTGGGAATCTTACGGTACGTTACCTAGCGATCCAGAGATTCATAAAGAAATAGCTATTGATGAAAGACGTAAAAATGCTGCTGGCTATGGAGCCGAAATGATTGATCATGCAGTAAAAGAATTAAAACCCGATATTTATTTAGGAATCGAAGACGTTTGGGCGTTCAATGGCTTTATAGAAAAAGAATGGTGGAATAAAATTCATTGCATCGTTCATACGACATTAGACAGTCTTCCAATACTTCCTGATGCGGTTAACGCCGCAGATAAGATAAAGAATTATTTTGTTTGGGCATCTTTCGCTGAAAAAGCGATGCATAAACTTGGTCACACTCATGTAAAAACCGTACATGGAACATTAGACGCTTCTTCTTTTTATCGTCTTACTGATGAAGATAGATTAAAATTAAGAAATAGATTTAAGCTATCAGATGAATACATTATTGGTTTCGTTTTTAGAAACCAATTGCGTAAATCAGTTCCAAATTTACTCGATGGTTTCAAACTATTTCAAGAAAATAATAAACAATCCAAAGTAAAACTTCTTTTACACACCTCTTGGAACGAAGGTTGGGATATATTAAAGCTTTTAAAAGAAAAAGAAATTGATACAAAAAACATATTAACTACTTATATATGTAAAAATTGCAACGCTTATAATGTAAAATCATTCTCGTCTCACGTTGTAAATTGTGATTTTTGTCGCACACAAAACAGTTGCGAAACCACCAATGTTAAAACAGGAGTAAACGAACAACAATTGAATGAAATATATAATCTTATGGATGTATATTGTCATCCATTCACTTCTGGCGGACAAGAAATCCCGATTCAAGAAGCAAAACTGACCGAACTAATAACTCTTGTCACTAATTATAGTTGCGGCGAAGATTGTTCCACAGAAGCTAGTGGAGGCTTTCCTCTTGAATGGGCTGAATACAGAGAGCCTGGAACTCAATTCATTAAAGCTTCTACATTGCCAACTAGCATTTTTTCTCAATTACAGCATGTATATAATTTACCATTAGAAACCAAGAAACTATTGGGTAAATCAGCAAGACAATTTGTAATAGATAATTATAGCATAGAAGTCGTTGGTAAGTTTTTTGAAAATTTATTCGATAGTTTTCCGCATGTAGATTATGTTTTTGAAAATAAAAAATTAAAATGCGATGCATTTTACGATCCAGATCCCAATTTACAAGATAAAGAATGGGTAGAATCTTTATATGACAACATCTTAACGAAACAAGATCCAGCAGGTGTCGTTCATTGGATGCAAAGATTAAAAGCTGATCTTAAAAGATCTGATGTATTAAATTATTTCAGAAAAGTAGCTTTGTCAGAAAATCAAAATTCGTTTTTAGATGAAATGCTTTCTTCTCTCAAAGAAAATAAAGATTCAAAAAAAATAGCATTTATTCAACCCAATGGAGTTGAAGAAATTATTATTGCCACATCTTTAGTGACTTCCATTAAAAAGACCTACCCTGATTATGATATTTATTTCTTCACAAGAAACGAGTATTTTGATTTAATAAACTCGCACCCTGATGTTAAAAAAGTCTTAAACTATTTTAATAAAATGGATGATCCGTTATTTTTCGAAGGCAAAGGGGCTAATAATAAATATTTTGATATAGTGTTTGCGCCATATCTATCTATTAATAATAATTATTTCAGAAACGCAGAAGATATTATTCAATACAACATATATGAATCTAACTGAAAAAATGGCTTTAGATTGCGGAGTTAAAATCTCTAAGCCTTATCTTGATAAATATTTTCTGCCAATCAAAAATGATAATTATATAATCATCGACACAAGAAGCAAAAACGATACTGGTGAATATGATTATTTTAATGATGTCCTTGATCTTATTAAAGATTACTTAAAAGAAGCTAATATAGATGTTTTTCAACTAGCAACCGAGAAAAATACTAAACTTGCTTGCAGTAAATGCTACATAACGATAAACAAAAAACAAGAAAACTATTTGATATCAAAAGCTAAACTGTTAATTTCTAATGAAAATTATAGTTTATATATTGCTTCTGTTTTTAATGTAAAATCTATTGGTTTATATTCTGTATTCAATCCAAAAAACACACAACCAGTTTGGAATCAAAATTCTCAAATAATTTTAGAATCTGACAGAGAAGGCAACTTACCTTCATACGGAAGCTTGAAAGAAACGCCAAAAACAATTAATTTAATTAGCCCTTATGTAATCGCCAAAAACATATTAGATAATTTAAATATTGAAAATGATCTTCATAGATTTGAACTGGTAAGTCTTGGCAATAGTTTTAATCAAAAAATCGTAGAGATTGTTCCAGATTTTATATCTGGAGAAGATTTCATGAAAGGGCGATCAATAAATTTACGACTAGATTACATAAAAAATTTAAACGTTTCTGTGTTTAATTATTGGATGGCTAATAGAAAAGTAAATATTATCACAGACAAAGATATAAACATAAATCTTATAGCTCCTCATAGAAGCAATATCATTCTTATGACTATAATGATGTCAGAGAACATATCTGAAAAATTCTTAAAACACTGCAAAACGATAGGTCTTAAATTAAAAATATTTTGCGACGACAAAGAAAAGCTAAATGAATATAAATTTAAATTTTTAGATTGGGACATAAATAAAGATTTTGAAAACGACTCGGCTTTGGAAAAGCTGCCAACAATTTCAGAGAAGTCTAAATTCATTAGCTCTAAGATTTTAATATCCAAAGGGAAACAATTTTCCTGCAAGGCCAATCATACCTTGAACAAACACCTTGACAATTCAGACGAATGTGTTATTCTCTCAAGAGAGTTCGAAAAAGAAATCGAATTCTTTAAAATCTACAATGAGCGAGAAGAACCCACATCTAACACCCCAATCGCGTAATGCATGGGGTCTAATTCAAGGAATAGATTACAAGACAAATGAAGACGGCTCAATCAACTGGCGAGCAATGGTTAAACCAGAGCATCTATTTCCTAATAGAGGCTGGTTTGAATCGCGCAAACAGCAGATGCCAACTTCGATTGAAGGTCTTGCTGACAATCAACTTCTTATCAAGCTGTCTGGTATTAAAGAACTTGCAAAACTACGAGGTTATACAAGCGTAAAATACGATGTTGTTAAATGTGAAGCGTCTTATGTCGCCATTAAATGCGGTATAACATGGATTTCAAATTATGAATCAGAACATGAAAGCTACTACGAAGATATCGCAAATGCTACAGTCAATAACACTTCAGATTTTGCTGTCAAATTTTTGGAGACGATTGCAGCTAATCGTGCATTCGTTAGGTCTGTAAGAAACTTTCTAGGCGTACATATCGTAGGTAGCGATGAAATCGATGCTTCCAAGAAGGGAACCCCTTCAGTGTTTGAAGACGATAATGAAGTCGCTCTTCCTTCTTCTCAAGGTATGTTAGAAAAGACTGCTAAAAATTCTGGACTCAGTAATTTTGAAGAGTTTCAAGATTACCTTCGAAACGCTTGGAAGCTTGGTGTTTATAAGAATGCCGAAGCTAAAGTTTGGACTTGTTACAATGATATTCCCGCAAAAGAAGCTAGAATTTTAATGTCAATGTTAAAAGATAAGTAATATGTATAAAGAAGTTCTACAAATAAATATTAAGAAGCTTTCTGATAACGCAACAATTCCCACTCAAGGAACAAATTTTGCGGCTGGATATGATTTATATGCGGCAGAAGACGCTACAATCGTTTGCGGAACTCGCAAATTAGTAAAGACTAATATTTCAATGGCAATTACTACCGGCCACTACGGACGTATTGCTCCTCGTTCTGGCTTGGCTTATAAAAATGGTATTGATGTTCTGGCTGGCGTGATTGATTGCGATTATCGTGGAGATATTGGAGTTATTCTTTATAATACAGACAAGGATATTGATTTTATAGTTAAGAAAGGTGATCGAATTGCTCAAATTATATTTGAAGCTTGTTATTCGGTAAACTTTAATGAAACCAACACTCTTGATAATACCGTAAGAGAAGACGGTGGATTTGGATGGACCGGCGTATGAACGATAAACATATTAAAAAGATAATAGATAAACAATTTAAAATTGCGAATTTAGATATAAAATACGAAGATATTTGCAATAATCAAGTACCAAATTGGTATCAGAAGTATACATATTCCCCAGAAGAGAATGAGAAGTGGAAGAACTGGACGATGAAGTATATGCGCGAAAAGATGAAGCTCACTAAAGACAAAGCGTTAATAGAAACAGCGTGGATAGATTTGAATTTTGGTCTTAATACTTCAACTCGTTCTGTGAAAAATAGAAAGAAGAAGTGAAAAAAAACAAAGATTTAGGTCTATTGGATCTTTGTAAAGTTCTTGATACTGATTATATAGATTATGGAGGAAAAATATCTCGCTGGGCTGATCCTGATGCTGAGTACAATGATTGTAGCGGCGGGTGTAAGCATTTTATTCCTTTATACAATCAGAAATATAGAGATGCAGACTTTGATTACGGAGTCTGTGCAAATAAAAAAAGTAAAAGATGTGGACTACTAACTTTTGAACATCAAGCTGGTTTTGGATGTTTTGAAGTAGAAAAGCTTAGGTGAGGTGGCCGAGTCTGGTTTATGGCAGAATTCTACTAAAATTCCGTACTCCAAAAGAGTACCGAAGGTTCAAATCCTTCTCTCACCGCCAATTTAAATTGTCCGATGGTGTAACGGTAGCACAAAAGACTTTGACTCTTTTTGTATAGGTTCAAATCCTGTTCGGACAACCATTTTATAAGCAAGAATTATATAAATAAAAAATATGAGTGCTGGCAAAGGCGATAAACCAAGGAATTGTTTTAGCAAACAATATAAAGATAATCACGATTCAATCAATTGGGGACGCAAGAATACAAAGAAAATTAAAAAAGGCTCCAATAGTGAACGATAATGTTTCAAATATACATAGAGCAGTTAATGTTTTTACCTTATCCGATAAAGATATTAAAAAATACAACCTAGTTAAAATAGGCGAGTTATTTAAAAAAGATGATTATGTATTACTGTACGACGATCAATACGTTAAAATTGGCGATGGAAACCGTCTTTTAAAAATTAAGATAACAAAAGAAAACTCCGTGTATAGAAAAAAGTAAGTGTAAAACTATTTATGGCTCAATTGTTCGCCGCTCAGTTTCCTCAAAATGTAAATACTAATTTGATTTATGATACTCAAAAAGAGTATTATAGACCATTTAAGGATAGTGATTTTTACGGTGGAAATTCAGTCACGAACCCATCTAATGATGCTTTTGGTCGCCAAAGAGTTTCAAATCCTTTTACTTTATTTGATAGCTCTCATAGATTTAAGGATAACAATCTTTGGAGTACGGCGACTACAGGAACAGCATCAGCAACATTCGACGCTAATGAAGGTCTAGTTGATTTAGAAGTTGATAATACTATTAATTCCGAAGTAGTTAGAGAAACTGTAAAAGTGTTTGCTTATCAACCGGGAAAATCATTATTAGTAATGAATACCTTTGTAATGCAATCAGCAAAAACTGGTCTTCGTCAAAGAGTTGGATATTATGGTGCTAATAATGGAATATATATTGAACTCGCCAATTCTGTTTTATATATAGTTAAAAGAAGTTCTGTAAGCGGCGTTTTAGTAGATACTAGAATAGCACAATCTTCTTGGAGCAACGACAAGTTAGATGGAAGTGGGCCTTCTGGTTTAACTTTAGACATTTCTAAAGCTCAAATTTTATGGATGGATATTGAATGGTTGGGTGTAGGTTCTGTTAGAACAGGATTTGTTATAAATGGTCAGTTTGTTTTATGTCATATATTTTATCATGCAAATTTAATAACCTCAACGTATATCACATCAGCATCTTTGCCGCTTCGTTATGAAATTAAAAACACTGCCGCAACTTCTGGTAATAGCACATTAAAACAAATTTGCTCTACTGTTGTTTCTGAAGGCGGTTTTGAACTCAATGGATTGCAACAATCAATAAATATACCGATCACCTCTCCAAGAGCTTTGACTACCGCTGGAACTTATTATCCAATAATTAGTATAAGATTAAAAAGTGCTTTTTTAGATGCAATTGTGATTCCAACTGCATTTTCTATGATGGGAACTGCTAATGGTATTAATTACAATTGGCGAATAATAGTAGCCGGAACAACATCAGCAGGAACTTGGGTCAGTGCTGGAAGCGATAGCGCAGTTGAATATAATATCACTGGAACCTCTTTTAGCGGAGGAAGAATACTTGCAAGTGGATTTTTAAATTCATCAAATCGAGGTTCTCCATCAATTGACATTGTCAGAGAAGCCGTTTTTAAGTTTCAACTAGAAAGAAACGGTCTAACTTCAACTCCAAATGAATTAACACTTGTTGTTACCGCTGCGACTGGTAATGAAACTATTTTTGCGGCTATAGATTGGGAAGAAGTAAGCAGATAATTTTTATATTTTCTTTTTATCATTATCTGTGTAATCATAGATATGACTTTCAAGCTACCAATATTTATTATATTGGTTTTTTTATTAACTGGATGTTTTTCTACTGTTAAACCTTCTAAACAAATCGATGACAATCAAAAGATTATCGCGAAAGAAGAAAAAAAAGTAGATAACACTTTAGTAGAAATCGAAAAGAACGACAAAGGTAAGAAAATACAAACCTCTGGGCTTTCAATCGGCATTCAACATTCTTTAAATCAAGTTACTAATGCTCCTGTGCAAGTAGACACGGCATTAAAATTGAACGAAAGAGTTATTTCCATTGTCGGTTCGCCTCACATAGACGAAACAAAAAGAATTAAAGCTACAGTAGATCTTTTAAACTCCGCTTTAGTTGAAGAACGTAAAAAAGGCGAAGAGTTATTAACTCAAAGAGACGAGCTAATAAATAAACTTCAAAAAGAAAAATCAGAATTAAATCAAAAATACGACGATCAACTCTGGCAACTAACCGATAAAGCTAAAGAAGTAGCCAAAGAAGCTGATCAAAATAAAGCTGTATTAGATTCAATGAGCGGAATGTTTGGTCTTAATGCAGTATTTTGGGGATTAAAGAAATTTATTGTTAGCGCGTTAACTGCAATATTAGTATTTGTTGTGGTATTCGTTCTTCTTCGTTTATTGGCTACGGTTCATCCTGCTGCCGCCGCTGCATTCTCAATATTTAATATGTTGGGATCTGCAATCATATCTATTCTTAAAGCTCTTACTCCCAAAGCTTTTGAAATGTGTGATTTCGCAACAAAAGATAAGGTTGATGAATTTAAATCTCCTCTTGTTAAAATTGTAGATGTTATTCAAGAATTGAAAGTAAAACAGAAAGAATCTCCTGATAGAGTATATCCATTAAATGAATTACTAAAACGTTTCGAGAAAGAAATGGATAGCGATGAAAAAGATTTAATAGATAATATATTAAGAGAACAAAAGTGGATCAAATAACCGGCAATATACTAAAAAATACCGGAGAACTTTAAAAAATCTATTTTATTTATTTTAGTGTAATCAGTTATGACACAACTGATTATATGAACACAAACGACGCACACGTTATATCACAACAAGTATTAGAATCAACTGGTCAAGATTTGACCGGCAAATATGTTTGGTTATTTATTATTGGACTTGTAGCATTAATGTTTAAGTCTAGTATCGAAAAACTTGCCGCAGCTTTATTCATGTTTGTTGGAAATGATTATAAAGAAGATGATGTCGTTTATGTAGATGGTAAACCTGGAAGAATAGTTAGAGTGGGTTTAACAAAGACCGTATTCTTCATATACGATGTTGTTGACGGAAAGGTTTTGGGCGGCAGCAAACTAGTCGTCCAAAACGAAAGACTAGCATCATTAAATATTGAAAAGCCTCTTGCTAACTTAGATCTAAGTAGATTTAAAAAGCAAGACTAAAATGGCAATTAATATTTTCACTCATATCCGCCGCAATTTATATGATAATGTCTACAATTGCATAGTTAAAGATAAAGTTAATATAAACGAAAGAGATGAGGATACCGGCAACCCTCCTCTTATCGTAGCCGTGTCAGAAAACAATAAAGAAATTGTTGAATTATTATTGAATCATGGTGCTGATGTTAATTGTAAAGACTGGACAAGTAAAAATACAGCACTTGATATTGCAGAACAAAAAGGGTTTTTATCAATTGTTGATACTCTTCAAAAACGTGGCGCAAAATACGGCAGTGGTAGCAGTTTTCATTTAGCCGCTAAAAATGGAGATATAGTCTCTATCGAAGAGATGTTGAACAAAGGACATACTTTAAATGAAGTTGATGCCGCAAAAGGCTGGACCGCTCTGCATTACGCGGCTCACTACGGACAAAAACATCTTGTAGAATATTTATTAATCAAAGGTGCAGATGTTAACGCTAAAGACTTCTTAGGAAAGAATAATCCAATAGACGTATTAGCTTTAGGTAATAGAGGCGAAATAGTAAGAATATTAACTAAAGCTGGCGCAAAATCTTCTGGTGGTTCAAGCCTTCATTTTTGTGCTGAAACAGGAGATTTTGAAGGTGTTCAAAAGTATTTTGATGTTGATGGTCGCATAAACGGTAGGGATGAAAAAAATGGATGGATGCCTATTCATTATGCCGTTAACGCTAACGATATAGAAATGGTCGAGTTTTTGATATGTTTAGGAGCTAATGTTAATGGAGCGGATTTTAAAGGCGAAATAGCTCCATTAGATTTGGCTTTTAAAACCGGCAATATTAAAATGCAAACACTGCTTCAATTAAAAGGAGCGGCAAGAAAGAAAAAAATCGACAATGGAGGCAACGGTAAAGACGTTACAATTCACATCAGCGAAGAATTTAAAAAACAAATGCAAGCTTATATTGATAAAAGAAATGAAGAAGAAGATAAATTAAAAAAAATACACGAAGAAGAAGTCGCAAAAGATCCAAAGAAAAAAGATAAAAAAACAATCAACTGGAAAGAATTTTTAAAAAGCAAAAACAAAGTCGTCGAAGAAAAGAAAATCGAAGAAGTTAAAAAAGTCGAAGCTCCGAAACCACTTAAAAAAATAATAAATCAAGTAGCAGCTATTGATGCTGAAGTTAAATCTAGTCGTCTTGAATTGGACAAAATACAAGATGGCTATATTTTTTTCATGGACATAGTTGGATATAGTAAAAAAACCACTGATGAGCAGAGAAAATGCTTTAAAGATTTGGGCGAAATAGTTAAATCAACTATACAATTTAAAACCGCAAACGCACTTGAAAAATTAATCGTTCTACCGACAGGAGATGGAATGATTCTCGGATTTTTTACTTATCTTGAAGACGCTATCAATTGTGGCATTACCGTAGCAAAAGCTGTAAAAAATAGACCAGATTTAGAAATGAGAATGGGTATTCATTGTGGCGATGTTTGCCCGCTTGAAGATATCAATGGCAATTTAAACATTAGTGGTGATGGAATTAATTATGCACAAAGAGTAATGGATTCAGGAGAAACTAATCATTTATTAGTTAGTTCTGATGTTGTAGCTAAATACGATAGGCCAAATTATGTATTAGTCGAAGATCTTGGCGACGTTACTGTTAAACATGGAGTTATTATGAGATTATATAGCTTATACGCATCTGACTTTGGAAACAAAGCGTTTCCAACTTCTAGGGTTAAAAAAACAGAATCAACACCTAAAACAATATGAAAATGGCACCTTTAACAAGACAATACCATCCAAGTATTGTTGATACTAATTTAGATATATATAAAGTAAAAGATAGAGTTATGGCCGCTCCAATAAGCCCCACTCCAGACCCTTTTCAAGTGACTGACATACTTGGCTCAAACAGGATCAATGAAACTAAAATTAAAATAGTAGTTTATAACTCTAAAGGTCTTTTTTATTTTATATAGACTTAAAAAATACTAAAATTTAACATTAAAAAAACAACGCTCCCAAAGCTCTGCTTCTAGTGTAAAAAACTACATGTCAGACAAGTACGAAAATAATAGTTACGATGCTGTTCTCTCAAGAATGGAACAAAAATTAGATACTATCTCTGACAATATAGACGATATTAAAAAAAGCCACAAAGACTTAGAAACGCGAGTCGCTGGCCTTGAGTATTTTAAATATTATTTAGCAGGAATAGTTGCGGCGGTTTCAGTTGGGGCTAATTATTTAATGAACAAAATAAAAGGCGTTTGACGAAAAAAACTTGTTGACTTCTCGCTAAAAAGGTGTAAAATTATACGCCTATGATTAAGTCATTTAAGTTATTCATCGTATCAGTTCTAGCCTCAGTCGCAGTTTTTGCTGCGGATGCCGAGGAATCAACAATCAACGCCAGTATTAACGCTGGTTACAACAACCACTACATCGTCAATGGTCTAGCAAAGACTAGCGGATCAGCATTTGCTGGTTTCGACATTGGAAAGACCTATTTTGGTGTAGATGCTTACGTCGGTGGTGTCGTTCTTCCTAATTCTAATAACATCGACGAATCTCATTGGAAGGTGGGTGTTGGTAAGGCTCTAAAGATTACCGAAAAGTTCTCCCTTCGCGGTGATTTGCAAGTTCTTCGCCATCAAAGCTCAATTCTTGGAGGTCGTAATTCCACTGAAATCGCTCCAAAGATTGCTTTGGTAAATCCATATCTAACTCCTTACATCCGTGGTTCACATGACTTTAACCTTGGTCAATCAGGTTATATCGTTGGTGCTGAACGCCCAACCGATGTGTTCGGCTGGTTTACTGTTACTCCTGCTGTCGAATATGGCAAGTTCACTGATTATGATGTCGTAGCAGCCAAGATTGGTGTCTCTCGCACTTTCTTTAATCACCTTCAACCTTATGCTGAAGTTGGATATTATGACAATAATTTTCAGTCTTCCAAGTATAACTTCGCACGCCAAGAGTTCAGCGGTGATGTAGTTGCTATTGCGGGAGTTCGCTGGAACTTCTAATAGTGAACGATATTTAGTCAAATATACCGTTAACGAAAGTTAGCGGTTTTTTTGTGTTGACAATTTTGATTTTTCTGCTATTTTCATAGTATGTCAAGTTATTCTAATCAAATAACCACTTTACTTTTAGATTCTTCGTTTATGCCTTACACCTTTTTAACGGGTAGGGCTACATTCTTGCATTTAATAAAAAATAATATCAAATGCTTTGATGCGAGCGAAAATCTAATAGATAACAATCTACAATGGATTTCTAATCAGGGAATTGATTTTCACGAAGATCAACCTTTTTTAACTTCTAAAGATAGAATTTGGTTTTTACCCACTACCGCTGTTATCAAAGTTTCTTTTTATTCAAAAAGAAAAAAAATGCCTCGCACATTGAGTCTTCAAAAATTATGCATTATTTTTGATTATACTTGTCAAATTTGTTACGATCAATTTGATAAAAAAGATATGACCGTTGAACATATCTTTCCACGCTCCAAAGGTGGAACTAAAGAAATAGAAAACATCACGCTTACCTGTGCGCGGTGTAATCAAATAAAGAAAGACTTATATCCATTTTTAGACAATAAGAATCGCGATATAAAATCTGTTCCAATGCCTATTCCCGTACTCCCTAACAAGCCAGTAAAAAATAGAGAAGAATGGCAAAAGTATTTTATTTATAAAAAAATATGAACGTATCTGAATTCGAAAGAAATAAACCAGTTAATACTTTTAGAAAAATAAAAGAACTCGAAAAACTAATTAAAGAAGAACAGATAAAAACCGAAAATCTTTACGCCAATCGTATCGCCACTCTTGACACGATGCTAAAATCCGTGCATGATCTCATGGAGTCGTTTAAAAAAGGCGAATAATGAGCTATCTATCGACAAATATACCAACTCAGTTAGGATATTTAGATACTTCTTTTCTTAATGACAGTGCGCCAAGAACAACAGGAAAATTTATTCCTGTAGAAATATTTTCTATAGTATCTATACCTCGACGATGTTTGATGTTTAATGTCATGAGTGAATACGGCGCACAATTTGCCAGAGTGCCTATTCATTATCTTTCCAATAGTGAACAACCTATCACCAAATATGAGTTAGACTGGTTGCAACTATGGGATACTTATAGTTATTATTTTACAATTCAAAGATTTGAATATTTAAAAAATAGCAGCGCATATATTTATCTTAAAGATAAAAGAATGCATGTTGCAAAATATCTATTCACAATTGATTGGTGCAATGGTGAAGATTATAATTTAGGCTATTCTGAAATATCTGCTGGACACAAATGCGCTCATATTTTTTGGGGCGAAGGCGGACAAATGTTCGCTCAACCAAACAACAGAATAATTTTTAGAGACAGTGGAGCATGGATATCTAATAAACTACCTCCAGAAGCGAAAACATGGAAACCGTTTTCGAAAGAATTTTCCTGTGAAGGTCTCGCTCACAAGTGGACCGCAGGGGATGCTGAATTAATGTATTATGAGTTTCAATCCGAATAACCCAAGATTAAGTAAACCAGAATATGGATGTTATATCGCTCTTTCTGCAAGATCGCGATCTGAAGATCCTCACACACAAGTAGGCGTTGCGCTATTCGACCAAGAATGGCGAACAGTGTCTACTGGTTTTAACGGATTCGGTCCCGGTTTTTTACCAAAAGAAGATGTTTTTAAAGATCGCGAAACTAAATCTTGTTTAATTAATCATGCCGAAATCAATGCTATTTTATATGCATCTCGTCAACCGCACTACGCTTGTATGGTTTACAGCCCGTGTGTTCATTGCGCCAAAACTATTGCTGCTTCAAAAATAAAAAATGTTTATTTCATTCAACAATATATAAAAGGCTCGGTTCAAGAACCTGATTTAAAGTACCAAGAAATATTTAAATTTTATGGAATAAACAACATCCAATTGAATAATAAGAGTATCGAAAAAATCTTGCATTGGGTCAAAAAAGACCAAGATTTTTTACAAGCTCTATATGTCAAACCATAAAAAAATAGTTGAAGATTCCGCTGCATTTTTTAATAAAGAGGTTGACAAGGTTATTTTAAAAACAACAAGAGCAAAAACAGAAAAAAGCAGATTAAAATATTTGAAACAATTGATCGCATTAAAAAACAGAATAACTTTAGAAGTGAAAATGTTGGGAGATCTCGATAATTTTTGAAATCACCTCTTGACAGCCTCAAAAAATCTGCTAAAGTGAGTTCGCGTAAATAATTGCTAACATGAAGATAAAAATTAGTGCTACTATTAATAATAATATTCACTTCGTTAGTTTTAGTTATACATCACAATAAAAAATATGAGTAATACCACAGATAAGCAATCAGATTGGAAGAATCGTGAAGTTGGTGCGCTTTGGAAGAAAGCAGCCGCTAATGGAAAGAGTTCGTTTTGTACTGGCTATATCATTTCCGATGAGCTAGGAAACAAAGTGAAGCAACGGGTAATCATGTTCAGCAACAAGACAAAGAGTAACGAGAAGTCGCCAGACTTTATTATTTATTTGTCTAATGAGCAAGAGAACGGCGAAGCTGCTACAGCACCAGCGAAGGCAAAGACTGCACCACCTAAGCGAGTACCGCAACCAGCGTCTGTTGAAGATGACGATGGTATTCCAATGTGAATGAGCGAAGCCCCCAGAAATGGGGGCTTTTTTTTGCCTTGACATCTTCCGAAAATCTGATATCGTGATCAAGATGAAATATGGACTCGTTTGCATCTCTGAACTTTTGCGGGATAAAAACCCCGAATTAGCGTTCAAAACCATGACTCGTACTCAGTTCCTTAAAAAGAATCGCGACGAATCTATCGGTGAACTTTCTCGCCGCATCTCTCATAACCTTACGGTTACGATTGAAACACTGAAGCATTGTAAAGAAGTAGGCATTAAACATTATCGTTTGTCTTGTAAATTGTTTCCTTTAGTTACTGATCCTACTCTTAAGATTCAAGTTGAATTACTTCCTTACTGGAGTATTCTTGAGCAAAAGCTGATGGAGATTGGCCGTGTATCTCGCGAACTAAATATTACGATGTCAATTCATCCTGATCAGTTCGTGGTTCTTGGATCTAATTCTGATGATATTTGTGCCAAATCTATAGCGGAACTTAATTTTCATGCTTGGGTTTTAGATCAAATGAAGATGCCGCAAACTCATCAATGCCCAATTAATATTCATCCTAGTTTGTCTAATTTTGAATCTGCTGAGAAGTTTGTTGACAAGTTTATTCTTAATTTTTTCCGTTGCGATATGGGAGTTCGCAATCGCTTAGTCTTGGAAAACGAAGACAAAGGCTTCTGGACTTGCAGTAATCTTTATGATTATTTTCATAACTATATGAAACAAGCTTATAGTTTTTACTTTCCTTTGACTTATGATAACTTGCACGATACTGCCAACCCAAGCATCTTGCCTGATGGTTCTGTCGTATCTTTTAAAAATAATTTTATGCGATTTTTTCAGACTTGGGATTTTCCCCCGGTATTTCATTGGTCTGAAGCTGAAGTTGGTACAAAAAGAAATCACGCCAAGAACCTAACTACCGCTCCTCCTGATATGGGTCTTGATGTTACTTGGGAGATCGAAGTGAAAGGTAAAGACAAAGCTTTTATTCATCTAATCAAGCGTCTTCATAATTGAAAAATACGCTATTCATATATATTATTAATACATGAAAAATGTAACAATTAAGATCGGAGATAATGATCTTGAAGTATTGAAGGATATCTTTAAGAGCGAAGCTGATTTTAAGCCTCAAGCTCAACAAGACTTGCTTATTATCGAGATCCTTAAGCAAGTTCTTAATAATCCCAAGAACGAAATTATAGATATCGAAGCATGAAGTTTATTCTCAACATAGACGGCAGCAATGCTGGTGGTAAATTCTTGGAAAACTATGTTGGGCAAGAAGTAAATATTGATTCTTTGTATAAGGATATTGATATTAATTCGCCGCCACTCGCTATTCTTAAGACTGAAGACGGCAAACAACATAGTGTACAATTAATAGACGTAAGGTTTATTAATGAATTTATTTTTATACAATGTTTTGCTATACAACATGACGATAAACAAGGCGGCAAAGCTTTACTAAGGCTAAAGCCAGTTTGTGGTTTAGAAAAGATTATTAATCCATAATTTTAAAGCATCATTAGCATAAAAGTAATGTTCCTGTTTTCCAAACAGGACAAATCGGGGCAGTACCGATATGATGCTCCAATTTCATGACTCATAAATTTGCAGTAATTGTAGATAAAAAATTCTACAATCAGATACAAAACAATTCTGATTTTTATTTGCGCGTTTTAGTGTTAGATGTTATACGAGCGTTAGTCCCCAATGAAGAAAGCGTAGATAAATATAGCAGTGATATATTTTATAAATGCGCCAAAAGTATTTCCAATGAAGTAAGAATGTTTGAAGATGAAAAATCAGTTATTTTTTATCTTGAATTGAGTAGTGGATACCTTGATGATTTTTTTGAAAAACCCCTTGACGATTTCGAATGACCTGCCATAATCATGGCGTATGAAGATCCTTGTTGCTGATAGAGTCGTTGCGACTTCGCACGATTTCCCAACCGTAAACTGCTCGATTGATCCAGAAGATATGAGGTACATTTCCTCTCTTCTGCGAAACAATTATTCGAATACAATTTTAGCTACCATTCGTGAGCCTTATGCGAATGCAGTTGATGCTAATAAAGAAAATGGATTATCGCCAGAACTTATTGAAGTCAAATCCCCAACCTCTCTTGATCAGACTTTTTCTGTTCGTGATTTTGGTCCCGGTTTGAGTCGCGATCAAATTTTTAATCTGTATAGTAAGTTTGGCAAGTCTACAAAGCGCGATTCTAATACAAACATTGGAGGTTTTGGAGTCGGACGCTTCGCACCTCTTTCTTACAAAGATAGTTTTACTGTTACTTCTTATTACAATGGTATTCAATCTATCTATAGCCTTTATATCTCTGAAGAGAATGACACTAAGATTGATGAAGTATTCCTTGGGCATACTTCTGAATGTAATGGTATTTGTATTTCTGTCGGAGTCGCGAATGCTGATATAAATAAATTCAATCAAGAAATCGCTTCATTCTTTAGTAATTTTGAGGTTCTTCCTACGTTTCTAAATATTCAAAATCACATTGTCAAGCCTGAGATTGTTGCTTCTGGTAATGATTGGCAGATTCGCAAATCTTTTAACAGTTATAATCATTATTCAGTTGGCGAGCAGGGTATTGTAATGGGCGGCATTTATTATCCTATTAATTCTGAGCTTGTTGATTTTAAGATTGGCGAGGATTACGCATGGGCTAAGTATCTTAATAAGCTTGTTTTTATTGCTGATATTGGATCTGTTTCGCTGCATCACTCACGCGAAACACTTGAGTATAATAAGACTACTAAGACTTATTTGAAGTCTCGTTATCAAGCTTTCTGTAAAGAGTTTACGGATTCGATTAAGAATAAGATCGCGCAATTTGATTGTTTGCGTGATGCTATGAGTTATTATTTTGATATTAAAAATACTTTTCCTAGAAACGTTTTTGACCAACTTCAAGATCAAGATGTTTTTGTATTTAAAGGGTATAAAATTGATACTTATACTTTTAATCGTGTCAGTTACGAAGAAAACGGTAGGGCTACTAGAATTCCTGTTTATACTAAAACTTATACTCTATCTGGTGATCGCGTAATTATTAGTAAATGCTATACTGTTCCTAATGATAAAAATTATTATATTGTATTTAATGATTTACCGAATAATACTAAAGTTGTTCCTCGCCTTTATGAATTAGCTAAAAAATATAAAACCATAATCGTTATCGCTCACGATGAATCAATCGTTAGTTCCGCTACTATCAATGGTGTTGATAAGTTTAAAGAGGTTAATCGATTTGATCTTGTTAAGTCTGGTTATTGTAATCTAAGTGAATTGAATGCTGTTAAGCTTCCTTCTAATAAGAAAGCTTCTACCATTCCATATACGCCTAGTTATTTTTACAAGGTTGATGACCGCATTTTTCTTTCTTCAAATTCTTATTCTCAAGAGATAAACGATGCATCTGTTGTTAAACTTTATTTTCCTATTTCTAACGGTAAGCCCATCAATCAGTATTCGCATTTTTATTATGAAAAGAATAAACTCAATACTCATTTTTTATACGATGTAAGTAAATTGTTTAAGATCAATGTTTATGGAGTATCAAATAATATAGCCATAACTAGTAAATTTAAAAGCCGCGCTGACTTCGTTGATGTTATTAAGTATGTCCAAGACAAATGGAACGCTTGCTCTGATGAAGTTAAGTCGTTGACTCTTGAATACATTTCCTGCAAGACTGATGACGTATATAATATTATGACTTTCGTTTCTATGGTTGGAGACGTTATCACTTATCAGAAATACGATTACAAGCTGAAATTTTGTTCAGAACTTCTTAAGAAAGCAGGTGCGCTTGAATTTGCTGAATTTATTAAAAAATGGCGGTATCCGTTGGAAGCTCTTAAAATTAATATATCTCACAATAATGAAACTCCAATTTCTATCTGCGGAAAATATTTAAAAGAAGCTACTGAAGAAATTTATAAAAATTATCCAATGCTTAAAATTCACTCCGATCTTTACCATACTGATCGCAATAAAAATGAAGTTGAATTTAAGGCATACATTTCCTTCATCAACCAGCAAAATTCGGTTGACTTTTCGAAAATTTGAGTTAGCATAGTTGAACGGTTAAGGTGTAAAAAATATTATGAACAAGCCAGCATACATTGTCACCAGCAACGCAATCACGGTCATTTGGGAAGGTCAACCGTACACGGTGAATACGGATAATCCCAATTATACCGGATTGAAGAACGCTCTGCTTAATGCAGAATACGACAGTATTGGTCGGTTTCTTGATATCAAGAAGCAGATTGAAGACTTCTCGCATAACAGCATCAAGGTTGTCGCTGAAAAGGTTTATTACGGCAATTACGAACTGAAGGGTTTTGTAATTGATAAGTTGCTTGAGTTTTTGCGCTCAGGAGCTAAGGATGCTCAACCTATTCTCAATTTTATTGAGAAGCTTATGTTCAATCCTAGCAAGAACAGTGTCGATCAGTTGTATACTTTTCTTTCTTATAAGACTTTGCCATTGACTGAGACTGGCAATGTTATTGGATATAAAGGCGTTGATGCTGATTATTATTCAAAGCGTGGTAATACTAATACCATTGTTATCACTGGTACTGTAAATAAGAATGGTTGTATTCTTAATAAGGTGGGCGAAACTATTGAAGTCGCTCGCAACAGTGTTGATGATAACAAAGACAATCATTGTTCTCATGGCTTGCACATTGGCAGCTATGACTATGCAAAGGATTGGGCTGGTAACGACGGCCATCTAATGATGGTTGAATTTAATCCTTGTGATGCAGTTAGTGTGCCTACTGATTGCAACTTCCAGAAGCTTCGCGTTTCTAAGTACAAGGTCATTGGTGAAGTTCCTTTCGAGCGCGTTAAGGAAACTGAAGCTCCGCTCAATGAGCCTTATTACAACACTGAAGAAGAAATCAGCGTCGATGACGATTGTGGTTGCAATATCAGTGAAGGCCACAACTATAGCGATTCTACTTATCTCGCTATCAAGAATTACGTTGAGGGTCGTATTGAGGCTGGATTGCCTCCTACTCTCAAATCCATTCAATCCCGTCTAAAGGGTATTTTTATCACTTGTCAAGAAATCAAGGATATTTGTTTGGACCTAGAATTTACGGTTCAGGAAGATGATGATACTGCTTTGTCGAACAGTGTTGTAACTATCGGTTCAGAGTCTGATGATCAGTAATATAAAATATATGAGTGAAAAGACTGATGTTATTACACAACCAGTTGCCTTGACTAATGCAATTACTAAGGCGACTCCAGAACAAGTTGACACATTGTGGTCAATTCTAAAGTACAAGGAGATTGGCATCTACCGAAAGATTAAGTGCATGAGTTCTGTGCTTGGACTTAATTTTGATAAGGTAGTTACAGATCTCCCGAAGGACGAGACTGGTCGAATTCTTGACCATAAGACTCGTCATCTAATTCACGACATTCTAATTCAAAACTCTTAATATGAACAAGCGTTATATTGTCAGAGACCGAGATGGTGCGTATCAGTCAGCCTATAATCTTGCGCTAGGAAAGAAGCAAGCGTATGATTGGGCTATGCAGTGCGCTAAATCTGTAAACGGCGTAATTTATTATGTCGAAGGCGACATGAGTAAAGAGCAAGAAGTTTTTCGCGCTCCTGAGCCTCGCAGGTTTTAATTAAAAAGGTTTGCGGTTATCCTTGAAACCGCATATTATTTTTATATGGCTCACTTTGTAAAATTAAACGTATTAGATCCCGGTCATGACGACTTGGTAAATAAAACTAATAGACAATACAATCCTCAACTCATTAATTTAGATATGGTTGTTAATGTAGAACAGTCTCATATTCATAGTCTGATTTTTACTAAAAATAGTACCATGCATCCAATTAGAGTAAAAGAGAGCTTAGACGAAATTCTTAAATTATCCGCTCTATAATGAACTGCGATTACTGCGGCAAAAAAACCGCATTTTTAGAAGATTTGAATTATTGTTCTGTTTGCATAGACTGTCTTGGAGAAATCGAAGAACAAGACGAAAACCCTTTTGATTTAAACAAAAAAGATAAATACAATGACTAACAAGAATAGCGATAAACTAATTAATAGATTTCCTGACATCTTTAAGGAGAATTTTTATTTTGAATGTGATGATGGATGGTTTGATATTATCTTTGATCTTTGCAAAGACATGCAACATGAAATTAATAACTCTGGTTGCCAACAAGTCGTCGCGGCTCAAGTCAAGGAGAAATTTGCAGGACTTCGGTTTTATGCGAGCGGCGGAAATGAAGTGACCTCTGCTATGATTGACAAGTATGCGAAACTTTCATCTAAAACTTGTGAAGTGACTGGCGGCAAAGGACATCTTTGCGAAAAACATGGATGGTACAAAACACTATCTACACAATCGGCAATACTGCTGGGTTTTAAAAAGTGTGAATAATTAACTTGTTTGTGACTTACAAATTCAATTTTTTATATAAAATATTTTAATGATGAATACTTTTCTAAAAAATCTTAAATCTATATTTTTAAGTGAAAATAAACAGATTAAAGAGATCGCAGATAAGCAAGCATCGTTACAAAAACAAATAGAACATATTATGTCCTCACTAACTAACCTACAAGACGCTATCACCCGCCTATCTTCAATCACTGATCAGGCCGTAAAGGTGCTAAACACTCCACATCCTACTGAAGAGGCTATTCAAGCAGCCGCAGACGTAATCAACGCTCAAGCAGATCGTCTACAAGCTGCTTCTGACAACGATTCAAATACAGTTTCTGAGTAATTATTGATATAAGCAAACAACCCACAGAGTTAAATCTGTGGGTTTTTTATTAATTTTTTCTTGGAGAAGGCGGGCCTTTTGGTCCTCTGCGAGGTGGACCCACCTTTTTGCGATCTTCAGAGGAAATTTTAGATCTTTCTTCTTTATCTAATTTTCCATCTTTATTCGTATCGTATTTTTTTAGCATCTCTTCTCGAAATTCTTTCGAAATTTCAGGAGGTTTGCGACGATTTTCCCCTTGACCGGGAGGATTTTCTGGTTTACCTTGTGCGCTGAGTGAAAGAGTCAGCGCGATAATTGATAGTAGATATTTCATATCTACAATAATTGACACGTTAAACAATCAAAAAGATACAATTTTTACATTTCCTTTACAAATTTATGAAATTACTTGATTTATTTTGTTGCGCTGGTGGAGCCAGCATGGGTTACAGCCAAGCAGGATTCGAAGTGACCGGAGTTGATATTAAAGATCAGCCTAGTTATCCTTTTAAATTCATTAAAGGAGATGTAATGGAAATCCTGAAAGATAAAGAGTTTCTTGGCTCATTTGACGTTATTCACGCATCACCTCCTTGTCAGGGATATAGTAACGCTACAAAGCCTGATTCAGTCTACGTTCATTACTCTCAAGGCAAAGACACGCCAAAACTAATTGAGCCAGTTCGCAGTGCGCTAATCAATACTGGTAAATATTATATTATTGAAAACGTTGCTGGCGCAAAAGAATATCTTATAGAACCGTTTAAGTTAACTGGCTATATGTTTAATATGCCAATCGAAAGAACGCGATATTTTGAATGTAATTTTCCAGTTGCAGAATTAAAAAGCATTACTAAACGTGGATATTCTAAAAAATACGCCGAAGATAATGGCATCGATTATCGCGATATGAGCGTTACCGGCAAGAGTCGTCGCAAAGGCTCAATCGATGTTTGGCGCAAGGTAATGGATATGCCTTGGGCAGGTCGTGGTTGGGAATTAACTGAAGCCATTCCTCCTGCGTATACTAAATACATCGGTGAACAAATTTTAAAATATGAAAGCAATCTTAGAATTCAATCTTCCTGAAGATCAAAAGCAATTTGAAATAGCAAACCAATCTGCTGATATGTATGCAGTGATTTGTCATCTTGCTGAAAGATTAAGAAGCTACCGCAAGCACGGTAACGATTTCGAAAATGTGAGTGAAGCTCTTGACACCATTCATACAATTTTGTATGATGAACTTAACGCTCGACACATAGATATTCATGACTGACATACAAAAAGATATAGTAAAGTTATCTGAAGAATGGCACGATCTTATCAGCGGCGATCACCATAAAGATAAAGACTGTCATTGGTATATAGAAACGCGCTGGTCTTATGGCGAGCAGCCAAAATATAGAGTGTTACATCATGGATATGTCACCGATAATATAGAAATAACTTGTGTTTCTTACGAGACAGCACTAATGGAGTTAAAAACCATTTTAAAACGAGCTATTGAAAGACAAAAAGAGTTAGAAAAACTACCAAAATATAATGATTGGTAAATCCAAAGGGTTTACTCTTATAGAGATAGTATTGGCAACTACGATTTTATTATCAATAATTGCCGCGATTGTTATTAATTTTGATTCTTTCAACGGAAACAGGTATCAAGAAGCGCGAGAGAATTTAAAAACATTTTTAATAAACAAACGTCATCAAGCAGCATACCATCAAAAAGATATTGAATTATCTTTCGATGAAGAATACACTATAAACTCTCTTGAGAATCCAGATGAACTCGCCGCAATAACTAACGATTTAAAAATTATAGAATCATCTGCAACAAAAATTATTTTTTTTCTTGACGGTACGATTGAAGAGAGCTACATTATAACCAGTTCTAATGATGGAAAAGTAACTAATACTTTTCGCATAAACGTCATTGGAAAAATAGATTATGACAAGTAAAGTTATAATATATGAGTATGAAATTCACTCGTAAGGGATTCTTTAAATCTATATTCGGCGGTTTTGTAGCGGCAGCAGCGACTCCATCTCTAATCAAAGCAGAAGAGAATATTCAACCGTCAAAAGATTTTTCACTTAATAATGGCAATCTTGGTATTGGAGGATCAGATAACGTTGGATTAGGAACTAGCATGCCCATTACTAAGCTCCATGTCCACGGTATTATTTTTCATGTTAATGATCGAACGCTAGAAATGAGTGGAAATGAAAAAGGCGACTTTGAAGTCAAATGGTTAGAAGTTAAAGAAAACGAAACTAATACAAGAATCATAATCAGCAAACCAACGATTGATCCTTTTAAAACACAATTTAGAAATGACATTCGATAGTCACAATAAGAAAATAGTATTACTTTCTGATCTTCACAATAACATTGAGAAGTTCAATAAGATTATTCAGCACGAATCGGCAGACATAAATATTTGTCTTGGCGATTGGTTTGATAGTTTTAATTTGGACGATTCCGATGATTACAAAAAGACTGCTGATTATTTGATGCGATATCTATCTGCGCCAAATAATTATACTCTTTTTGGTAATCATGATTTGCATTATTTATTCAATAATCATTATACTATATGTAGTGGATATGAAGATAGAAAGTATTTTGCTATCGATGAAATACTAGGATCTGAGCGTCAGAATATTACCAACAAATTCAAATGGCGTTTTTGGATTGATGACTATCTTTGTACTCATGCTGGACTGTTTTCTGATTACATAGATCCATCTGTTAAAAATAATGATGACTTGAATCTATTTTTTGTGAAAGAAATAGAACGCGCAAACATTGCTTTACGGACAGATCAAAATCATTGGTTTTATTATGCTGGCCGAAGTCGAGGTGGTCCCAAGAAAGGTGGAGGAATTGTTTGGCTAGATTTTAAACAAGAGTTTCAACCTATTGAAGGATTAAAACAAATCGTTGGTCACACTTATCATAAAAACGGTAGAGTTAATCCTCATCATTTAGATGGCAATGTGAATCCAGCAGATTGCGACAATCTTTGCATTGACAACGGACTAAATGAGTATATAGTATTTAGCAACGGTAAGTTAGAAATAAAAAAATTCTCAAATATATAATTTATGCCTTTCGAATATCACGCAAAAGTAAATAAAGTAATAGACGGCGACACTATCAATGTCGATCTTGATCTAGGATTTAATGTAGTATTGTCCAATCAAAGTGTACGTCTTCTTGGGATCGACACTCCTGAAAGCCGAACATCCGATAAGGCAGAAAAAGTTTTCGGGACTCTCAGTAAAAATAAAGTCAAAGAATTCATTGACAAATGCGAAGGTCAAATTATCCTACAGACTGTACTAAGTGACAGCGAAGAAAAGTTTGGACGTTTGCTTGGCAAAATTATTAATCCAAAAGATAATACTGTTCTTAATGATTGGTTGATTATTAGTCATTATGCAGTAGCTTACAATGGAGAAAATAAAGACAAAGTCGCACAAGCTCATTTATCTAATCGTAAATTCTTGATTAATAACAAGGAAGTGTCTATGACTTACGTTGAAGCAGGGATAAAGTAAAATGATTAACGATAAAAACGACAACAAAGTTCAGTTGCTTGGCTATTATGGCAATGATCAAGTTCATGCTTGTTCAGCTTGGACTTCTACAAGCCGAGATTTAAATGAAGATAAAATTAATAGAATCCCTAAGCTCCTTAAGATGCTCGCTGATGCGGGGCATCATACTCCCTTTGAAAAGTCTAGCATTCACTTCTTAGTAGATACTGATATTGCTAGTCACATTCATCTTCTTAAGCATCGAGTCGGCGTATCTATTAATGGAGAGTCTGCTAGGTACAAGGAGATAAAGGAAGATAAGTATTTGATTCCTAGTGATTGGGGAGATATTGAATCTACCTTTGATAAAGAAGGAGTCCAAAATAGTAAATGGACTACAATACTTGAAGATTACACTCACCTTGGCAATACTCTTTATCATCAATGCGTTAAAGATCTTGAACCAAGTTTAGGTCGCAAGCGAGCTAAGGAATCTGCTCGATTCTTTAAGGCTTATAATTCTCAAATTCAAGCTGACGTTATGTTTAATTGGCGCAGTTTTTATCACTTCCTTGAGCTTCGCAACAAGCCTGATGCTCAGAAAGAAATCCGAGAGATTGCTGCTGAGATGTTAAATCTAGTAAAGAATATAGAAGGCAACCCTTTCCAACATACAATTGCCGCATTTGAGCTATGATAACTAAATATAATATTTTTCTTGATGATAATTTCGTTTTTGAGTGTAACATAGTTAGTGAACATAAAGAGTCCATTAAATCAAAGCGGAATTTATAAAATAACTAACAAAATAACTCAAAAAATTTATATTGGTAGTTCTAAAAATATTAGAAAAAGATGGAAAGCGCATAGAACTCTTTTGAATAGAGAAAAACATTATAATGAACATTTGCTTGCTGCGTATAAAAAATACGGAAAAGAAAATTTTAGTTGGGAAGTTGTAGAATTTATTGACGTTAATAATCTTCAAGAAAGAGAACAATATTGGATTGATTTTTTTGGAAGTTCTGACAGAAAAAAAGGATATAATTTATGCCCAGCAGCTTATTCGAATTTAGGACTAAAGCATACAGACGAAAGTCGCCGAAATATGAGTCTAGCTCATTTAGGTCATAAACATACTTCAGAAAGCAAAAAGAAAATATCAGAATCTCAATATAAAACTGTTTATCAATTTGATTTAAAAGGTAATTTTATAAAAAAATACGATTCTTTATTAGATGCTGAAAATAAAACTGGAATTCAACACCAAGCTATATCTGGATGCTGTAGAAAAATAACTAAAAGCGCAAAAGGATATTTTTGGTCTTTTGAAAATTTATTTATTGAATACAAAAAGAATCATTTTACTGAAGCTCCTTGGAGATGGAGGAGCATCAAATGCCCCAAAACCTTAAAGATATGGAAATCAATAAAAGAAGCAGCAAACGAATTAAACTTGACTATTCATCAAGTTCACTTTAAAATAAAAAAGGGATTATTTAATTATGTATAATTTATGGCTTGATGATATTCGCGTCCCAACCGATGTCACTTGGGTTAACATACCAGTTGATCAACATTATTCTGTTGTACGAAGCTACAAGGAATTTGTAGATTTAATCACGTTGAGAAGAGAAGTTCCAAAGTATGTTTGTTACGATCACGATCTAGCAGATATTCATTACGGCCACGGTTTAAATAACGATGATATTCCTTATGATTCTTATAAGGAAAAGACAGGATATGACGCAGCTAAATGGTTAGTAAATTACTGTATGGAGCGTGGAATTAAACATCCACCGTATGTTGTGCATTCTATGAATCCCATAGGAAAATACAATATAGAATCTTATATTGATTCTTATAATAAAACACTATGAGCTATCAATTACAATTTGATTTCGAAACGCTAGAACAAAAAGAAAAACGTCTTAAAGACTGGCATGATCAACAAGTAAAACTAGACAAGATGTTTGAAGGAAAAGCTAATGATTATTATATTTATAATAAATATGTAGATGAGTTTATTGATTTTCTTCCTTATCGACTTGGATGGGGACTCAGAGGAAATTATAATGAATTGCGTTGGTGGATCAAATGCCAATATCAGAAATTCCGTTATGGAGTTTCCGATGATGAAGTTTACTCTTTAGAAACTAATATTGCTAAATATATGGTTCCTCGTTTGCAATATTTTAAGAAAAAAGGTAAGATGGGTATCCCAATGAAATTTTTGCCTAGTAATTATGACAATCTACAAGATGAAGATAGAGAAAAAGCGGAAAAGATCGGTGAAAAAGAAATCAATCGCATTTTGGATGAAATGATTTTTGCTTTTGATTATATTATCGATCCTGATAAGTATGCACCTTTTCCTAAATCGTGTAGTTCGGACATTAAAGATAAAAATTACTTCAATAGAGAAAGAACTCTTGAAGCAAAACAAGCTTGGGACGAATATACAAAAACATGCGATCAACTCGAAACTCGTAAAAAACAAGGTTTACAATTATTCGTAGACCACATGGATATGCTGTGGATATAAATGAAACTACTATTAGCAATATTATTACTTAGCTTAGTTTATGTAATTGGATGGTATCAAATACATGGACAATTTTTATCTGAATGGTTTAAGAAGTATGAATACTATTTAATATGGATAAGCGTACCATCAACTTTAATATCTATTCGCGCAATCAAACTAATCAATGAACACTTTAACGGATTAATTTGGCCGAATAGAATACTTACATTCAGTATCGGTATAGTATTATTTACAATTTTAACTTCTTATCATTTTGGTGAAAAATTAAACTTAAAGACGTTGACATTGTTATTTTTTTGCGCTAGTATAGTCGCGCTTCAAATATTTTGGAAATGAAATTTACACCCCAACAATACGAACTGATTTGCAAAACCCGTGATGAAATCAGAGATATGAATGCCAAACAGCACGCATTATACGACAATCTAACAAAAGAATTAAATATAACTATTTACGCCGAAGATTGGCTGTTTGATTATATTTATAATGAGTATGGTTCGATAGATGATATAGAAGCGAGGATGTAATGGACTTAACTTCAGCAATCATAGGACATTTAGTAGCAGATTATCTGCTGCAATTTGATTTTATCGCTGAAAACAAGAAAAAAGATAATTACATTTGTGCGCTTCACTGTTTAATTTGGGCGAGTTGCGTATGTTTAATGGGTTCTATATGGAACCCTACAGCATTTATCGTTTTATTTATAACACATTACATACAAGATAGATGGCAATTAATACCTTGGTACATGAGAACTATAGGGCAAAAGAATTTCACAAAACCACCTCTTGCACCGTGGTCATTAATCGTTGTTGATAACGTGTGGCACATTTTTACTATCTGGATAATATTCAAGCTATATTTAAACCAAATTTTTATTTAACTCATGATTGAACAATCTATAGAACGTCTTCGCGCATACAATAAATGGCGTACCGGAGAAGATGACCGCACGATGGATGAAGTCGGAATCCAACCTAGCCAATTAACCGCAGATATTAAAACCGTCTGTGACGAACTCGAAAAACTAATTTCAATATATGCAAGTCGTAATTAATACTTCTTATAGTAATTTTGCTATAAGTGCTGATGCTATATCACTTATTCAAAAAAAGATAAAAAACCCAAAAGCCAAGTCGCAAATAAATGCTTATGCTTTTGATAATGATAGAAGTCATCCTTTACTTGTAGAAGCTGTGCAAAAACTTGGTGCTAAAGCCAATGGTTTGTATACTACATTAAAGATTGTAGAAATACCAGATGATGTTGAATGGCGGGTCGATGCTATAAATGGAAAAGAAGTTATCCGTGAAAAACATCGTATCTGGTCGTAAATGAAGTTGCGAATATTGAAACGAGCGGTTGAAACCGCGCACGCTTTATGCCCCACCAATTGGAAGAACGTAAACAATTCTCATATAGCTTTTCTTATCAAGAAAAATAAGATAGTTAAAATTGGTTGGAATAGAAAAAGAACTCACCCCAAAATCGCGAAACATCCGTATCACGATGGATACGTTGGTACTCATGCGGAGTTAGATGTCATTCTCAAATCAGGGCTTGACAATCTCGACGATCACTCTATGATCGTTCTTAGAGTTGACAGGAAAGGCCGTTTAGCTAACAGTAAACCGTGTCCCGGCTGTTTGAGCTTAATTAAGTCATACAACGTCAATGAGGTTTTTTATTCAGACACTGAAGGTAATATTGAAAAATTATCAAATTAACCTTGACTATGTCTGAGCATAGATTATTATAAACGAAATGATTAAAGATTTATATATGAAGAATATTAATGACAAGATACTTGTTCAAAGTGACGATTTAAAGTATGATGGAAAGAATATTATTATTCCATCTTATTATGTTGATACCATCTTGGACTATGTTAAAGATTACAAGCTTAATGGAGTGCCTTTAGTCGATATTGAGGATTATCAGTTGTTTCGCAATTTCTTGTATGATGTGCAAGAGTTTAAAAATAAAGGAAATTAATTTATGGGAATGTATAATAGTGTAGATTGTTATTTTCCATTGCCAATGCCAGAAGACCCAAAAGGTTATACTGGTTCGCATGGCTTTCAAACTAAAGATTTTGAATGCGCTTTAGATGTTTATATTATTGATAAAGATGGTCAATTGCTTATTGAACGTCGAGATACAGAATGGATAGAAGGAGATCCAAATGGCGAAGGCTTCCTAAGTAAAATAGGTCATTTAAAAACCATAAAGACTTGGCTTGAACCTTTGACTAATACTTGTACAATACAATTTTATGATTTTATTGATTCTAATAAGACTGATTATGATTACTTCATAACTTACGAAGCTGTATTTATTAACGGCAAAATATCTTCAGTAAAGATTATTAATTTCGAAGCGAATGAAAACGCCAAAAGAAAGATCCGAGATGCCGAGTTTGCCAAGAAAAATAAAGAAAACTATCAATTTAGACAGACTTGGAAATACAAGTATTTTGTAAAGCCGTATAATCGCAGCGTTAGTTTTATATTCTTTAAAACCATTAAAGTTTTATCTTTCTTATCTACTACGCTTTATAAGATAGAAAGAAATATCAGAATAGAATGAAAGAAGAAAAAGATTCGGCATTTCTTATTTGCGATTGTTTTAGTCATGGACTTCTTGTCGAGAAGTTCGAAGGCGAAGAAGAAGTGTGTTTGAGTCTATTTGAAAGAGGAATGGATGGCAGAATCTTAAGATGGTCAGAAAGATTAAGATGGTGTTGGCAAATCCTTAGATACGGAAAGCCTTGGTCTGATTTTATAATATTAAATACAGATAATCAAAAAAGATTAAAACAGTTCTTAGAAAACAAATGAATTATTTTATTTCTTCTTCTTTAGAGATTAGAAATACTACGCGAGGTCTTGGTGTCTTTACAAAAATACATCATTGTGCTGATGTCATAGTGGAACATTCTCCATTTAGCAGTTGTTGGGCTAGTAAATGGCAAGATACTCCTGAAAATCTTAGAAAAATTGTTTTTTCTTTTCCTAAAAACGAAGATAATTATGTTATTGCATTGGGTCACATCTCAATTTACAATCATAACGATAATAATAATGCTATATGGGTAACTACAAGTAATGGTATTTGCATAAAAACAATAAAAGAAATAAATGCTGAAGAAGAAATTTTTATTCACTACGGAGATGATTATTGGTCAGGAGGCTGGTCTAAATATTAAATGAAAACTATAACAATTACAAAAAAAGAAATAAATTACATATTAGCTTTGGCTAAAAAAAGGCACGATGCTAAATCAGATAATATAAAAAATACTGGAATATTAATGGATAGAGATCTTAATAATCCAGTCGAGAACTATTTGCCTCATTTTATAGGTATAGTTGGCGAATATGCGTGGGCCAAGCACACAAATCGATCTGTTGATGAAAATATATATGAAGTACGAGACTCTGAAGATTTTGATGGTGAGGAAATTAAAACAATAACTTATTATGGTTATGGCGAACCAGAGTTAAAAATAAAAGTTACAGAGTTTGACTCTAAAAAGCCAAAAAAATACATTTTAGCGAGAACAAATAAAGAAAAAATCTTAAAAGCGTTAACAGTAAATGCAGAAAATGCAATTGATATCGAACTACTAGGCGTTATCTCAAGAAACGATTTCGATACAAATAAAACAATAAAGCGTTACGGAGCTAAAAATCCATTGAATTATATCGTTGGTCTATCTAAAATGAACGAAGTATGAAATTCAAGAATTTCGAGGGTGTAGAATATACAGTTAATTATAATAAACCATTAGGGCGACAAAACGCTTCTGGTTTGTGCGATTCTCCAGAAATAGAAAACCCTCAAATTCATGTTGATCCTAGATTATTAACTCGCCGCCAACTTAACGTATTGATTGAAGAAGTATTTCATGCTCATCTATTTGATTTACCAGAAAGAAAAGCCAGAAAGTTCGCCGCCAATCTAGGTAAACTTGTATATAATAAGTTTATCGCAAAAAGTAAAGAATAATGTTTTATTTTTTCCCATTTACTTGTATGATATGTACAAATAGAATATAAGTATGAAAAAATGTTTATACTGCAACGAATTTATCGACACTGAAAACGACGATTACCAAAAAGTCGGTAAAAAGATAGTTTGCATATTTTGCTACGAAGATTATGCAGATGAAATAGACAACAATCTTACAGATGATGATGAAGAAGAAGATAATTGTCGTGAAAATGAATAAATAGTGTAATATATATTAGCGCAACATAAACTGTTTAAACTTTGATCTATTGATTAAAAAACAGCAAGACCCGAAGCGCATCAAGCTTGTGTTTGATATCGGGTCTTTTTTCGTCCCCACTCCTCACTTTTTTCAAAAAATCTTGCGTAAGCCGTTGACAACCTCTAAAAACCTGCTAAAGTCATCTCGTATGGAAAACCCATCAGCTAAAAAAGGTCGTGGTCGCCCCATTGGTGCAACCTCCACTATTGAAATCACGTTGGCCGAGCTTCTCGCGAAGCTTAACAACGATGTGAATGCCACTGTTACTGTTGGCCGTGTTTGGTATGGCAAGTACAGCAACGTTCCTACAGCGTCGGTTCAGGACGGTGATTCGATTCCTCAAGACATTCTGAATCAGCTTGACGAAGAGCCTGTTGCAGAGTTTACTATCTCTCAGTAATGAATCACTTCGCTGAACTTGTTGGACAAGAAGAAGTTAAACGCAAGCTTTCCTTTTATTTGGAAGCTCACGCTAAGACTGAACTTGTACCGTTTTTAAACTTCGTTGGTGCAAAAGGTTTAGGTAAGACCGCGTTTGTTCGCGAATTTGCTAAGAACATTTATAACACCACCGGAGTTAATAAGCCACTACTTGAACTAAATAGTTCTAGTATTAAATCGGGGAATCAGTTTTTCGAACAAGTTTTTCTGCCCCACATTCAAGATCAAGAAATTATTTGTTTCTTTGATGAAGCGCATTGTTTGCCAAGAGATTTTAGTTATGCACTACTATCTATTCTATCTACAGAGAAAGATCATGTAATAGAATATAATGGCGGCAAAAATAATTACATCTTCAATTTCAAGAAGCATCATTTTATATTCGCGACAACTGAATCAGATAAGCTATTTATTCCGTTGCGTGATCGATTGACGACGATTGAATTTGCAGATTACAATACGAGCGAGTTGAGAGAGATCTTTCAAAAGTCTTTGCCAAATATTAATTTTGATGAAGATGCTCTTTCAATGTTGTCCGAAACATCCAGAGGTAACGCACGGTCTTGCGTCCTCCGCGCTAAAGAGGTTAAGTTATATACAGATAGATACGAGATAACTGACTTCACAAAAGAAGATGCACAAAAGCTTTTCTTTATTCTTGGTATTTTACCTTATGGTTTAAATAGAATTGAATGGCAGATATTAAATATCTTGCGTAAAGAAGGTAGCTGTACTCTTTCTATGCTCGCTGCAAAAACTGGTTTGTCAAGAACCGCGATTCAGCGCGATCATGAATTGTATTTAATTCGTAAAGGCTTTATTAGTATTGATAGTATTAGATATATTACTACTAATGGATGTAAAGCTTTAGAAACTATAAAGAAATAGTGTAAGATATTCAAGCAAGCTTCGCAAGCATAGATGGCGATGCAGAGGTTTTGTAAACCTCAGAGCAGAGTTCAAGTCTCTGGCGAAGCTCCAATTTTTATGAAAAGAAGTTTGTATAAAGAAGAAATCCTCAGATTAAGATCTGAGGGCAAAACAGGAAATGAAATTTCTAAGCTTCTCAAATGTTCAAGAACATTAGTTTCTTATTACATAGATCTAGGTTATCAAAAAAGCCATCAAAATCGATCTAAGACTTTTAAAAAGACTAATAGATTTGCAAAGAAAGAAGAAGTAAGAAATAAGTTTGGCGGCAAATGTCAAATTTGTTCTTATGATAAGTGTCAAAGCGTACTGAGTTTTCATCATCTTCCCGGTACAAATAAAAAGTTTACTATTTCAGATGCGATAGTAAGAAAAAGAAAATCAGATGAAGAATTAGTGAATGAGTTGAAAAAATGTATTTTGGTTTGTGCGAATTGTCACGGTGAGATTCATGCGGGGATCACAGAAATTCCAGAAGGTATCAAGAATCCCTTGACAATCAGTGAAAGTATGATAAATTGATCGTGTTCTTTGGATGCAGCAGGTAGTTGAAGGTAGTTTGAAGTTTCTGCTAAGTCCGCTTGACAATTGAAGAAAGTGTGATAGATTGTCAATGTTCTTTCAATAATGCATCCGTGGCGCAATGGCAGCGCAGCGGCCTTTTAAGCCGTTGGTTGTGAGTTCGAATCTCACCGGATGCACCAATTTTTTCAGTTCTTTTACAATTTAAATTAGAAGATAGATGGCCCCATCTGAGGTTAGAATCCTTTTAGCAAAAGATGCGTATATGGGCTGAACGGAAGGATCTAAAAAATCTATTGAGCCTAATTAGCTCGCCGTGAAATCCTTAATCTAATTTTATAATTTTAAGCAGTGAAGTCACTATCATTATAACGTGTGTTATTTATGATAGATGGAAATACGTTTCCCGCTGCTTAATATATTTCGTTCTTTAAAATTTAATATGTAGTAGTTTCTATGGGCCGTTAGCTTAAACTGGACTTAAAGCAGCATTCTCATAAAATGTTGATTGTCGATTCGATCTCGACACGGCCCACAGAGACTATTGCATATTTCTTGTTGGTCTGGTAACTCAACTGGTTCAGAGTACATGCTTTATAAGCGTGAAGTTGCGGGTTCAAGCCCCGCTCAGACCACCAATTTTAATTTGTTCTTTTAAATCTACTAATCCATGATGCACTTCAGCGTGACAGTTTTTACAAAGCAGAACGCATTTATTCAATTCCTTAGTTAAGAATTCTAAACTATAACTTCTTAGTTGAGCTATATTAAATTCTTTTTCTTCTGGGTTTATATGATGAAAATCTAATGCACCAATATATTTATCGTAATTGCAAACAATGCATTTGCCTCCTTTATATTTCACACATTCTACTTTTCTAGCTAATTGTTTTTCATAAGTGATTTTATTATTACACGGCTTACACCATCCATGAACATCACCATTTTTAGAAGTGTAAAATTCATTTTGCAAGTTTTTCACTCCTTCACATTTAGGACATTTCTTGAATTGTATATCATTAATAAGTACAATACTTTTAGTTCGTGGCTGTTCTTTAAAAGATTTGTTTTTAGTTTTTAAATCAAATTTTTTAAGCCAATGGCGAATGCTCGTTCTACTTTTGTTAGTAATTTTTGAAATTTGTCCGAGTGAAAGTCCTTGACTAACGTAGGTCTCTAGTGTAGATTTATCCATAGTTCAATTCTTATTACACATTATTATAAGACTTGGGCTAGCTCTTTCAATAAAATTTTAACGGTCCATTAGTCTAGTGGTTATGACACTGCCCTTTCACGGCGGGAACAAGAGTTCGATTCTCTTATGGACTGCCAATTTTTTCCCCTTGACAGGGGCCATAATCTCTAGTAGATTGTGCGTGTTCTTTACAACTGAATAAGAAAGTTCTGTCCAGCGATGGCGAAATGGCAGACGCAGCGGACTCTTAAGGGTCCATACATGAGAAATTGTGTATGAGTATGGTGTAAATTCGGTGAACGGTTCATAGTGCAACCCCTTAGCAGAAATGGTTTGGGGAGAGATTGAAATAATATCTTACTATATCCCAACGCCGAGCCAAGCTTAATTGAAGTTGTCAATTTAAATCAGCTTCAATTGATAAGGTGTAGAGACTATAATCACCCTCCTAAGATTGACTTGAAATCAATACGGAGAAGGCATAGTCCAGACCACAAACAGAGAAATCTGGTAGTGAAAACTATAGTGGCAGGTAAAATCCGCAGGTGCTAATAACACTGTGGGGGTTCAAGTCCCCCTCGCTGGACAGAGCTTTTTTGTTCTTTTAATAATTTTGCAGCAATGAGGGCAGTCGTCACTAAGACGTAGTTTGAGGTACTGGAAATAATCCGGTATATTAGACAACTGAGCGACCTGATCTGCGAAAAAACATACAGTGCGCCCAAGTGATAATGTTTCTAGTCACTTTACACTGAGAAAAAAATGGGTATTAATTTTGACCATTGGTGTATAGAATTATAGCACACTACAAGACAGTAGAAGAGACTGAAATTGAACGAGAAGACATTTGGAAAAAAAGTACATATATGTTCGAAAGTAAATGTATTGATTTTCCATAATATATGGAACAATAGTGAAATCCTCGTATATTCGCAAGTCATGGTCATCCAGTTCTTTAAATAATTTATCTCATTAGAAGGACAAGGGGCTTCATGCCCCGTTCTTTAAAAAGACTTACTTCTAGTGGGATTTAATTTTTTTATAAAAAATCGTTGACTTCCCTGAAGAATTCCTGTAGGATGTATCCAAGATGAAATTGTTCTACGCTTTTGTTGAGTTTAAGACGGGTGAAACTAATCAGTGGGGCGATGAGCTTACTGAGACTGGTTATGTAACTGAAAGTATTCTCAAAAAGAACAAAAATCAACAGGTCAAAGTGTATTGCTGTGGATTGATAATTAAATATACTAAAGTTGTTAAACTCAAGAATATTGTTACTATCATTCCTCAGTATTAAAACAATTTTTAAAACTATTGACTTGTCTGAAAACTCTGATAAACTATTAAAACTATGATTACATATACTGTAACTGTTGACGAATACGGAACCAAGCTTTGGCGTTTCAATGACAAGCTCCATTGTGAACATGGACCTGCTGTTGAATATTCTGATGGAACCAAGTTTTGGTATTTGAATGGTGAGCGTGATCGTACTGATGGACCTGCTGTGGAATGGGCGAATGGAAACAAGTTTTGGTATTTGAATGGCAAAGAACTAACTGAAACTGACTGGCGCAAGCAAATTCAAAAGACTAAGGCTCCTTGTGTAGGCAAGATAGTGGAAATTGATGGTGTAAAATATAAGCTTGTTGAAGCTTAGTTCTTTTTTAAAAAACTATTGACAATACTATAATAGAGTATAAGATAGTTGTAGATTTTACGTTCCCGTAGCTCAGTTGGATAGAGCATCCGCCTTCTAAGCGGATGGTCGCAGGTTCAAATCCTGCCGGGAACGCCACTTTAGTTCCAGAGTAGCTCAATGGTAGAGTAGCGCACTGTTAATGCGCGTGTTGGAGGTTCGAATCCTTCCTCTGGAGCCATTTTTTTAACTGGAGTATCGTATAGCAGCAATTACAGGAGACTGTAAATCTCCCGGCGCAAGCCTACGCTAGTGCAAGTCTAGCTACTCCAACTCTTTCAATACATTTTAAATCCACTCAAGTCTACT